TGTTGTTTTGAATGGCATTAAGTCCATCGTAGAAATTACCAAAAACCTGACCGAGAACGCAATATTCAGTGTCTTTGAGATCAAGATCATTGAGATCGATCTTGGACTTCCACTCTTCATTTCCGAAGTGATCATTGAGCGTTTGGATTCCCAGACTCACATTCGGAGCATAACTGACCTTTGCCATTTACATTCCTTTCTTTTGAAGTTTTAAAGTTGAATTGCTTACACCACCTACCAATATATGGTAGATGATGTGAACGATTCACTTGTTGCGAACTGCTCTTGCGGCTTGTTCACGTGCGCTTGGGAATAGCCACCATGTGAAGAAAAACATGCAGACTGGGCCACTGAGTATCGCTACCGCTTGGAGAAATTCTATCATGATTTTACGCTCCGAAGATAGGTCTTCCATTCATATTCGAGCATAGCCCAGTCGTAACTGTCCCATGCTAAAGTTGAGAAACCAACTTCCCTACGAGCGTCCAGCCCCATTGACACGTCGTCAAGCTTGAGAGCTATTAGACCATTTTGGTAATCACCAAAAAGCTGGCCCAACACGCACTGCGATGAAGAGTCCATTTCCAGAGTTTCAATGTCAATCTCTGATCTCCAGTCATATCCTTTGAAGTGGGTATCCAAGAGACTGGCACCCTTGAGAACCCTTTTATCGTGTTCCATTATTCCTCATTCCTTTGTGGAATTTCAGAAGCTTTGCGATCTATTAAAACCAATGGCCGTTTATCAGTCTGGCTATGACAAGGGCAGCCAAAGTTCCGACCATAATGCCGGTTCCAACGGCTATTAGCGCTTCTATCATCGATATACATCCTTAAAATAGATCATTAGTGCGATATAGACGACAAGACCGCCTATCAGCAGTCCGCAGCCTATCCCTAGAAGTGTATCCATACCTTTTACCTTTCGGCTAAGTACTGAACAAAGAGCACACCTTCGTATGCTCAATGCACATCACTCAGACGTATGTTGGTGTGTCCTCCGGTGCGTATCCCCAAGCCATAGCTTCCTTTTCCTCAGTGAGGTTGGGATGCTGCTCACCGTTGGCCTTAGGCACGTTTCCGTAGGCGTTTTCCGGCATCCATTCGAGCCGGACATGTTGATTCTGTTGCTTCATGAGCATGAAAGCCGTAAGCATAGTTTCTAATGACATATTCGGCCCATAGTGCTCTGAAACATCTTTCCATTGGGTTGTAGCGGTAGGGTTCTGTCCCCTTGACCACAGTGCCCATACTCCGCGCTGCATTACCATTTTGTGATCCTTTCCTCTCCACTTTCCTAATGTCCGATTGGAAAGCTTTAACATATTTACTCATGGTTGATGAGTAAATATGGTGAAACCTTCCTGTCATTCATTCTCCATGTCTGCTTTCATCAGGCCGATCAAGTACCTTTCGATTTCCTTGTCGGTCATGCTCTCGACGAAATCGATCGCTTGATTGCGTAGATAACTGATAAATAGCGCTTTGAGTGCCTTGAATGGCACTCTCACACTGACGATCACCGACTCATCCGATCCTGGAATCTGATCAACCTTGATTGCCGCCATGTGTTCAGGCTGCACGATCGTCACGTATCCAGAGTAATCGCCTTCATGATGGAAATGCGCCCATCGATCATCGGACGATCCCCAATGTAAAGTATGACTCATTCCTGCCCTTCCTCAGTTCTCATAAACGTCTTTCGCCGCGTGGACCAAAGTTGCATTGCGGTAGAAGTAGCCAGACCAGAAATGAGCGAAGGACTTCTCTTCATCCGTGAGCTTATCGGAATCATAGATGATCTTCTGAGCTTTGGCCGCAGCGTCGGAATTGGAAGGATCAAACTTTACGATCTCATACTCTGTGTATCTGTGAAAGAGAATGACCTCCCCACCAATTTGCTGGATCAACCAATTTCCATCAGGTGGTAATTGTGCCATTTTGCGATCCTCTCATTGAAAATTTTAATGATCTTACGTTTCACGTGAAACGTAAGATCAATGAAACCTTCACCTATTCTTTTTCTTAATACCAAGAATTTTCTTGGTAATCTTTCCTAAAATCTGCCAGCCGTCGGCTTTGGCGTTGTCATCTCTAGATGGTTTGGATTTTTCTGGGTTGCGATCCGGAAACCATCCGTCTGGACTTGGTGTTCCTTTGGACATAGATATCTCTCCATCCTTATTGAAAATCTTAGTGACCTTATGTTCACGTCTAGCGTGAACATAAGATCAATGAAATCTTCACACACTCATCGCTACCTTGGCCGCTTTCAAGCTTTTCTTGGTCACGCGCAGCAACAGAGCAATCTCGCTGTAGGCGAAATTCCAGAGCAGCACGTGATCTTTGGTAACGACCTTGCCACTCGACCACCTATCGTCAAGCTCGGTAACCTCGCGCTCGACATCATCGGACGTGTATTGCAAAAGATAATTGATGATCACCTTAGGATCACGGATCATCCTTACCCCGCCGTTCGGATACAGAAGCGCGAAAATCGCTTTGGCATCGTCACCTTGCAGAAAAACCAGCTCTCTTGTCAACATGATGTTTCTCCTTTGTCCGTTTTGTAAGAGCCTTAGTGACCTTTAGGTTTCACGTGAAACCTAAAGACCAATGAGACCATTACAGTTCGACCACCCAAGCGGCCTCGATAGTGGCCGGGAACCTCTGTTCTAGCTGATCAGCAACCTTGCCCGCAATGTACGAAGTGAGCAGATCGTCACTGAGAAAAAGGTATTCCTTACCTTCAATGTTTCTGCACCAAATTTCCACTGTTTGCTTTCCGTCCGATTGAATACGGAACACGGCTCATATCCTCATTTTCTCCTATATGAGCCATGCAAAGCATTCACTTTCGGACAAACCACACGTTCCCATTGGATCGGTCAAGCCACCAGCAATCGGCTACACCGTCCATACCGTCTTCGTAGATGCAAGTCTGGCCATACTCCATGCATTGTGCTGAAACTGGACTATCTTCCCATATACATTTACTTGGGACATTGTCCTTAGGCGCGCCTTGAACGAACATTCCGGCAATCAGCATCAATGTTGCTATGCTGGTCAATTTGGCAATTGTTTTCATTTGTCACATTCCTCACATTCCTCACATTCTATTTTTGGAGTGTGATAATGGTATTCAGGATCATAAGACCATGGCAATCCGTCCCAAGAATACCAATCCTTGAATTTTGTTGACAATTCGATGTACTGACCACAAATCACGCATATTGCCATTTAAAGTCCTTTCCAGTCCGTATGCTAACAGCACCACTCACATGGGATTCTCCGGTCTCATGTGAATGATGCTGACAACACGGCATGTGTTATCAATACCCGGACAAAGGGTAGCTTTTGGTGTTACTTACCTAGCGCAGCCTTGAACGCAGTTTTCATGCCCTCCTTTTGACCAGCGTTGTATCCGAGCTTGTAGGCCCTGCGGACCGCGCCGTTGAGTGCATTGCACGCAGCTGTGGCCTCGCCCTTGCGGGTAAAGGTCAATCTGTCGTAAGTAGCGCGGCCGGTTTCGCCAGTCCGATACTCATAAACAGCCCAATACTCGTATTCGCCGGTTACCTCGTAATAAGGCGCACCGTTCGGCAATTCGATCATTATTCCTCCTTATAGGATTGGCATGTTCATATCCTATTTAAACTAGCCGCGTGCAACCGTATACACTATATGCAATGATAGCCCAATCAATTGGGCATTCCAGTCTGCTATGCACAAGTGAGAATGTAACCCACGCTTCGACTAGTTTAAATTAGGATATGAACATGACGATCACATAAGTTACTTAACTGTGATCTTGCCATTCTCACGGCGAACCGTGGCATACCACTTGCGCGACGTGTATGGGTTCGGCCCAACTACACTCAGCACGGTTGATCCATCGATTTCCTTCAAACCGCCGTTAAACGGTGTGAAATTGGACGTGCCGTAGAACGACAGCCAAGGGTCGTCACCATTGACCAGTGCGACTAGTTCTTTCTTGGTTTTGACGTCATTGCTACCGTTTTTTGCACCTACGTTGATAAATGCCATTGGTCCGTTTCCTTTCAATTGTTTCTGGCGAATTACCAAGAAAGACCACAATCCTGATTATCTGGCATCTATGTATGCAGATTGTGGTCAATCCAAGTCATTCGCTGCCTTTTGTCCGTTTTTAGTGACTTCCTCCGCCCACACCAATAGCAACGAGAATCGGCGTGGCGAACACGAACGCAATCACATGAAGAATGACCAAGCTCGCGACGTGAGTCCCGTGATGCGCGCAAAGCCTCACAAGAATGTGGACCTTTTGCTTAACGGGTGGTTCGGGTGCTTCGTGCTTTCCCATACTTTTCAACCTACTTCCAATAGGCATTCATTACCACTCATGATCCGGAAATCATGAATGATAATGATTGACTATCGCGTTTCGAACTTTCGTGCGAGGGTCGCATCGTGGTGAGCCTGCTCGACCAATGACCGCTCGTTTCCATGATCGTGGTCGTGCACGTGGCCGTCTTTGTCTTGCACTTCTGCGGCAACCTCAAAGCCAAAGACCATGAGAAGCGTCGCGTAGGCCTTCCTCAGGTGATCGTGCGCGCCTTGCAAGTCGGCCAGCAACTCACGCTCTCCGCGACCCTCAACCAGCTTTTCGAACATGTCCATGTCCCTTTCCACAGTGCTCACGTTGTGCGCGAGGGCTTGGGAAATAGTGACAGAACGCTGTCCAGGGCGAACCTCCATGATGCACATATCTTTTCGATCCCTTCGCTTATTCTCCCATACCCCCCTCCGTTTGTGGGGATATGAGCCGGACCAACGACAACTCAGGGAATTCTCAGAATTCCGCGATCCATAGATAAGACCACTCGTTTTGCAATACCTCCCCCATTCATCGAATGAGATCCACAATATGCAGAGCGATCGGCAACATGGTTCACTTAGTTTTGTCATCGATCCTTACGAATATGCCCAGCTCAAACCACGTCTGGGCGCAAAAGTAGAACGTGTTCTCATAGATCCCCATGGATATGACAAGTCTCTGACCTGCGTCAAATCCGAATCCTTCTATAGGGACAAAACGAGAACGTGTTCTAGTTATCACTCTCTCATTGTTGAGTTAGTCAAGTAACAGTCTCGTCACCAGTCGACCCCGTCTGCCTGACTGGTGGAGCACCCTTATGCTACCTCCCATTACAGCGGTGTCAACCTGTTTTCTTCAAGATTTTACTATCGGAAACGTGAATGAATTTTATTTCAAGATTTTTTCCGTGTATCTATCTCTATCGATGGATGTGGCTATCGCGGTCAGGTCGCGTCCAAATTCCTCTATAGAACCTGATCTGATTAAGTGACTATGTTGTACTTATAATCCATCGAAGATCGTCAGCTGATACCCCCCATGGAATCAGGTCCGATCCGCTTTCTCATACATCTATATGGTAGGAGTTGATTAGGCCAACGAAGTTGGCTTAGTTGGTCTAGTGGGCTTGGTTAGATAGGATATAAGAGTAAATCGGATCGATGCTGGTAGGCGAGTTGGAGTCATAGATACGCATTGACTTCATTGCTTAGGATATGAGAGAGAATCGGATCGTAGCTGGTCAGAAGCTTGTATCCATTGACTGATCTGGTTGGTCTCGGAGGAAATGCTGGGTTGATCTTCCTGGACGCACAATGATGTCGATCTTGCCCGTCCGCTCAGCTACGCTGATCAGCTTCTTGCCTAGCGCTTCTGACCTGTGCGGATGTAGTGATCTTGCGGCTTCAATCTGGGAGCAACCAGGATTATCTTGGATGTATTCCAACAAAACGGACATCCAAAAGGACTCCGGCTCGGTACGGCTGCGGTAACGCTCTCGGCTCAGCGTGCGGTGCTGGTATGCGTGCAGGCTCTCTCCCGGTCTGCGTGGGCCGTACGGGTCTAAGCGCTCACTCATACACCCCTCCTTTGTGATCTTGGCTCAGAATGGCTGTGATGTGAGCCTAGGGAATTCCTGGAAAATCGCGATCCATCAATATATGGGGGATCTTGTTTTTTTTTTTTATGATGAATCGTATTGAATCGTATTGAATTGTGTTATGTCGTATTAAATTGGGACATTTTGAACTGAGTCGATTAAGCCAACTACCCCCACCTTGATCCGGTCAGGTCAGGTGGGGGTAGATGACTTAACTGACTGAGATGATTAGGCCGCAATCGGTGCTGAGAGCGATTCTGCGGCCGGTGCCTTGCGCTGCCTTGGTGCTCTAGGGGTGGAGGGGGTTGTCGCCTTAGGCGCGCTCTCAGGTGCCTTAGCGGGTGCCTTGGGCTTCGCGGCAGGCTTGCGGGTGGCGGGGGTCTTGCGCACGTGGGTCAAGATCTCCGCGGCGAGCGTGATGATCAAGGCCGGGATGGCCGAGATGAACACGGCCTTGGCCAGGGCGAATCCGCTGAGTGCCGTGTTGGTCATCAGGGCGAATTCGATATTGAACCACAGCGATATGAGCAGTACGCCCCACATGCCGGTAGCGTTCAGCTTGCGCTGAATGTCCGAAGTGGACGCTCTGCGCTTGATTGCGCAGAAAAGCCCAAAGATGTCCAATATGCCAGGCAACGGATATGCGGTATTTGGCATTTGTCCGTTGTGTAGCGCCACGTGGATAATGTGGTCCGCTGAGATGTATACGGCAATCGCGAAGACTATGCCGATACCCGCGTTGCTGAGGCCTTTGCCCGTTTTGTACCAAGGCAGGGCTTTGGTCGTTTTGGTGGTCATTTCTAGCTCCTTTGTCCGTTTCTAGGTGACGTACCCAGACAAGAGCCAATTTAAGGTTTATGTCGGTTTTGGTTCTCATCCCTAAGGATGATGGCTACCCTGATTGACTAAGGGGAAGCCCTGATTGAGTCCTCGGGACTCAACCCAAAATTAGCGTGTCCTATCTTTTTATGTATTGACCGTCAATTCCGACAAATATCCTTTGCCCGTTTTTAGTAATGATCATGGTGAATTCGCCATCTATGCGGTCACCTGATGTCTTTGCTGACCTTGTGTCAGTAGTTGCGGGCATATGCCGCTTGAGCGTGCTTTCGTCCGAACATGTGTGTGGTTGCGAATTTGCGTAGGCATCGCGCATTGTGTCGTAGAAAGACATTCTATTTCCTCTTTGTCCGTTTTCGAGGATTGAAGATCTTTTAGCGAGATCGATGATCTAACACTCATGAGTATTTAAGATCGTCTATTACCCTAAATTGGCTCTTGACCGGATACGTCAGGATATGTCGCAATCGTGGTGCTCTGTCCTTTTTGTGGTATTTGCGCTATTGGGCAGTTTTGGTGTCTTGCTCGGCTTTTGCGGCCAACGTCTGATTTATGTAGTCTTCCCGAATTGCCTTGATTGTGTCATCCGTGACTTTGAAGATATCTTGCCATGTTTTGGCGTTTACGCCATACATTGCGTTGAATGCCCGGATTGTCCAACCTGATCTTGGAGCCATGCCAAACTTGATCTTCATGTTGGCCGATAGGCGCCAAAAATGGAGCTGTGTCAGAGATTGTGCCGCTCTGACGCTATCTATGACTATTGTCATGGTATATACCCCTTTGTCCGTATACGCCCTCTCCCCTATCTTTGGTGTAGAATGTAGAGAATAGGGGATCCTGCGGAATTCCTGAGTTTTTGCGATCCTTATTTATAAATAGGGTGGATCACCCCCTTTTGGGCGGGTATGCCCGTTTTGTCTTGTTGATCTTGTTCGTATTGGGACAAAGCACCATGAATGCGACATATCCACACATACCCAGTTATATACCTCTATGTCCTATTTTGTCAGATTGCAGCGTATTTTTTATAGTTCCAAACCCATATAAGCGGAATAGCGTAGTTTGGACGCCAATCCATCCATTCTCCGGATACGTCCGTTATTTCGGCTATTCCGTATTCGCCGGAATTCTCGTCATAAGCTACGATTTCGTAGGTTCTGTCGTATTCTTCCGTCTCGTCGTAAAATTCCGTAAGCATTACGATAGTTCCGATACATACGCCATAGTCACTTATGTCGTAGTATAGGGGTATTTTGGTGAAATCAGGCATTATGGCTCCCTTTGTCCGGTTTGTCCTGTTGATCTTGACTGCCAACTGGAGATTTCGGATATAGAGGCATATAGCTGGGTATGTGCTAATGTATGCGGATGTTCCCTCTTATATCACGACATGTCCGGATTTATTTACATTTCTTGTAAAATGTCCGAATAGACGGTTCTGGACTCTTTGCCCAAATCGTCACCTTCGTCGCTTACGGGGAGAATTGTGACGATTGTCAGGAATTTTCCTCTTTCATCCTGGTATGTGTCGGTTCTTAGTACTGTGTACGCTTTTTCCGTACTTTCAGACGGAATATGCACGTAAGTACCGATTTCGAGTATTGAAACCTGAATTTCCATGGTATATCTCCCTATGTCCGTTTTTGGTAGGACACGTCGTGATATAACAGGGAACATCCCACTTTACTGTGGTGTATCCGCTCTTTAGTTATTAAAGGACGATTTAGGAGAATTTCCCCAGCTATGTCCAACTGTATGTGGACATGTCCTGTTTTCTCCTGATCCGCCGCTTTTGCCCGTTTTCCAGGTTTTCCAGATCTTGAGCTCCGGCGACTAAGTCCACTATATCATGTCAGCAATATGACCATATAAGGTATAATTCAGACATATGGGCATATAGTGGGTGGTGGTCTGGCGTACTATATGGGCATACTGTGGGGCAAGTCGGACATATCACACTATACCGGAAGTTGATCTGTGATCTGCGACACACCACTATATGCCCATATAAGGTGTAATTCAGACATATGCGCATACGCCCACCCCCTATATGTGCATAAAACCGGACATATGGGCATATTTCACGGAAGAGAGTGATAAAAGGCGATCTAGTCATATCATACTATATGATCTTTTAATGCGACATTTCGGACAAAGTATAACAAAACGGTATAAAATATAACAATATGAAACAACTATATTAAAAGGTACAAATCGGACAAAAGGGAAAACGGCGGGTCCCCCTCACTGCGGGGGATCAAATTGAACATAGTACACTAAGTTAGTATAGTATGGTCCCCCTCACAGCAATGGATGAAATTGAACATAGTACACTAAGTTAGTATAGTAAGCTAAATTTACGCAGCCCGCTATATATAGGAACATAGTCAACCTAGTGTACTATCCACATCCCCCTAGACATTAGTGTAAAGTCTGAGTTTATGATGCCAAAGGTACTAATCGCATATCCACATGAAGACATGGTTTCGTTTAGTTTCCATCGCTCGTTACAGTGGCTTATGTCTGAATATTCTGAGAATCTTATCCCAGATACCATAACCGCGAGAGCTTGGGGCTTCGGCTTAGTAGAAGCAAGAAACGAATTGATGAGACAATTCATCAATTTCAAGGAAGCAACACACATCTGGTTTATAGATACTGATATGGGGTTCGCTCCAGACACAGTCACCAACCTCCTACAAGCCAACAAACCAGTAGTCGGTGCTCTTTGTTACGGGCAGAACACAGTTTCTCCGGATGGTCTCAGTGGTTATGTGACCGAACCCTTCGTCGTGGCGTACGATCTGATTATTGACAAGCAAGCAGATTCAGCGCATTATCAACTTAAGTATGACCTGGACATTGAGTCCAAGAGTCCGCAGCAGGTCGCTGCCACTGGTACTGGGTGCCTACTGATAAGCCGCGAGGCGGCTGATGCAGTTCTACAAAAATACGGTGATAGTTGGTTTAACCAGCTTCGATACAAGCACGATACTAAATTACTGGCTATGAGTGAAGATTTGAGTTTTTGCTACCGACTAACCACTGCAAGTGTGCCTATTTACATACACACGGGAGTGCGGACTAATCACATGAAACGAGTGTGGCTGTCATGAATGTAGTTAAAGATTTCGATAATGAGTACAAGAGAAGGTATTTGGCTGCTGCTCATGCGATGCAGTGGGGCGTTGCCATGAACATGAACATGAATTATGAAACAGGAGAAACAACTCCAAAACATTTGAGGGTCGGCATTAATTCTTCGATGGTGCAAACTAGTGCGCTCGTTAGTTTACTAATCAAAAAAGGTATCATCACTGAAGAAGAGTGGTGGCTTGAATTAGCGGAATTTATGGAGGCTGAAGCCGCCTCATACCAGAAAATGATTCAACGACACGTAGGAATCGATCACACGCAAATTACCTTGGCCTGAACATACACACATTACGACATCTTGATATTACACAAAGCATCGGGGCATAGCTGGGAGAATTGTGGATGTAAGTATCAATGGAGTAAAAATGGATGAAAAAGAGGTACACGAAAAAGTGCAGGTGAGTAAGACTGAAACTCGGGTGCGGAGTTATGATGTCAACGGAGATGTTGTGGCCGAGACCATAACTGTGGTTACGCATTTTGAGCCTGTCATAGGACACGAAACTGGAGTGGGGTTTTACTTGTGATTGGAACGATTCCTGGTGGAAAGGTGGTGGATAAGGCCAAATTCTTTAGGCTTATCGGATACAAACCACATCCGAGGCAGGTGGAATTCCATAAGAGCATGGCGCGGTTCAAGGTTGCAGCCTGCGGCAGACGTGCTGGCAAAACGTATATGACCGCTAAGGATATCGAGCCGCTGTTGATGGTGCCCGATAAGAGGATTTGGCTTGTTGCGCCTACTTATATTTTGGGCGAGAAAGAGTTTCGGGTCATTTGGAACGACATGATTGTCAAGCTGGAGTTTGGTAAAGACCCGCTGATTAAGAAAAGCTATTCGCTAAGGCAGGGGGAAATGTTTATCAATTTCCCTTGGGGAACTTCTATTGAGGTAAGAAGCGCGGATCGGAAAGACTCGCTGGTGGGTGACGGACTCGATTTGATTGTGATGTGTGAAACGGCGAAACACCAGCGTGAGACCTGGGATCGAATGCTTGAGCCTGCCATATCGGATAAGCGCGGGAGCGCTATTTTCACCAGTACTCCGGAAGGCCAGAACTTCTTTTATGAGCTGTGGCAACTAGGTTTGGACGGCGGCGAGGAGGACTATCAAAGCTGGCAGTACCCGACCTGGGAAAATACGGTAATCTTTCCTGGTGGGTTCCAGGATCCTGAGATTCAGCGGATGCGGCGCAACATGTCTACTGAAGCATTCCTTCAGGAGATTGCCGCAGATTTCACAAGCTTTACAGGTAAAATTTATAAAGAGTTTCTGGAACGGATACATGTTAGCAATCATGTATACAATCCTGAGTGGCCCAACTTTATGTGCATCGACTTTGGGTTCGTCAACCCGTTCGCTGCGATAGAGTTTCAGTTGGCTCCAGATGACACAATTCATGTTTGGCGCGAGCATTACGAAAAGGGCTTGACTCTCGAAGAGCACATGCAAATCATGCGTAATCGGGATCAGCCTAAGGGCTACAAGATTGAAATGGCATTTGCTGATGCTGCCGATCCTGAAGGCATTGAGACTCTTACTAGATATTTTTGTCCATGCGTTGGGGATCCAAAGTCGAAGGACAACTGGCGACAGGGTATTGACTTAGTAAAAAGATTTCTGAAGATCAGAAAAACCAAAAAGCCTGGACTTTACGTTGATCCCAGTTGCAGGAATTTGGTTCGCGAATTTAATAATTACAAAGCTGTTCCTGGTGTTAAGGACTCAGACCCGCGTGAAATGGCGAAGAAAAGTGAAGATCATGCGCTAGACGCGCTTAGGTACGGCTTGATGCATATTTTTGAGCTGGGGTATCGAAGCAGATTGTCTGATTTGATTTCTCCCGGTGAGCTTAAGGAAGGTATTGGGGACAGTGGCTTGTTCACGAATAATGAATACCTTGAGCGCTATCCAACGTTAGCAAGCAGTGGTTTTGTAAGTTTGGACGGCCAAACGTTCTAGAGAGTGGACACTATGGATGAAAAGTTGGACAGCCAAGAACAAGCTGTAGCCGTCATCGAACACCACTGGGCGACAAAAACCGCCGAGCTTGGAGAACTCACCAAGCGATATGACATCGTCGATGCTGTTTATGACCCCGTTAATGGTTCGTACATTCAGATGGCCGAGCGCGGTAATCTCGTATCTTCGGGCACGGGGTTCGCTGAGATGGGCTTTATTGATCCCAGCCCTTTCACTGCATGGACTCGTCTGGAACATGTTCCAGAGTTGCGTGAACGGCGCGGCCTGAGGACCTTCTATGATATGAGTAGAAGCGATGGTGCGGTGCGTGGAGGATTACGGATTATCAAGACACCAATTCAAGGTGCAGAATGGTATATAGAGCCTGCAAGTAAGTCCACAATAGACCAAAATATAGCTGATTTTGTTGGAAATAACTTGTTTCAGGACCTAGATACGACTTGGGAGCGAGTTGTAGAGGATTGTTTGCGTTGTATCGACTATGGGTTCTTTCCGTTTGAAAAAGTGTACAAACGGGATACTACTCAGAGCAAAATTGTGCTTGAGCGTCTGGCTCCGCTACATCCTCTTGATGTACAGAGTTGGAACTATGATGTCTATGGGAATTTGCTTGGCGTCGTTATGGAACCATTAAACGGACAGGATTTCACCAAGGATCCAGTTGAGATTTCGTTTAATAAACTGTTGATGATGGTCTTCGAAATGGAAGGTGGAGACCTAAGAGGTACCTCCATATTACGTACGGCGTTTAAGCACTGGTACTATAAAGATACTCTGTATAAGATTGACGCGATTCAAAAGGAACGTCATGGTATTGGTGTGCCGGTCATCGTTATGCCGTTGGGGTTTACCGATTCCGACAAGCAGCTGGCCAATGACCTTGGGCGAAACCTTAGGACTAACGAACGTGCGTATATCACGATTCCAAACAACTGGGAAATATATTTCGCCAAGCTGGAAGGACAGCCGGTAGATCCCATACCGTCTGTTGAACATCACGATGCTAAAATTTATGAATCCATTCTGGCATCGTTCATGGGCAGCAAAGAGGTATCCAAGGAATCATTAGATACCTTCTACAAATCTACTCGCTACATTGCCCAGTGTGTAGCCTCCACATTCAACAAATGGCTCATTCGCGAGCTTGTGGATATGAACTTCGTGCGCAAAGGTGGTTATCCTAAGCTTTGTGTAAGGCGTATGGGTGAATGGGAAGACACTAGAACGATGACATTTGCACTCCGTAACCTAGTTGGTGCGAAGATACTGACTCCTGATGACCCACTAGAGGCTTTGATTCGTAAGCAGATGAGCATTCCTCCATTGGACAAATCCACAGCGCGTGATATTGATCCGCCTGCTGCCGGTTTGACTGCTCCCAGTACTAATGTGGGGACGCCAAAAGTTGGAACTCCAAATCAAGGAAAAACGCCGCCAACTTCGACTCCCGCACCTCAGGCTGGTGCGGACAGGTCCGGAGGAGGCTATTGACAGTTGTGTAAACCAAGTTTTGTCATCCGTTTGGGCATTGTACTACTTGACACAAGATGTGGTACCGTGTGAGCCACAGGAATAACTACCAAACGTTAAAAAACACCAAATTCAAAGGACTAATGGATAGGATGTACATAAATGTCAATGTACAGTCCTAGTGGTTCTGGAAATGTTCATATAGATCAGGTTCTTCCTGGTGTAAGCGTTGGATGGCCCAATATGCCATACGAGATCAGGATGTCGGGCACCAAGCATTGCGTCTACAAAAAGAGTGGCGGTTCTTCCTTAGGATGTCACGACACGCATGATGGTGCCACATCCCAATTGGCAGCTCTTTATGCATCGGAAGGAGGAAAGATGGGAGAAACTTACAGTTTCCTAGTTGGCATCGACACCTTGCAGCTTAGCGAGAGTGAAGATACCAAGTGGGTTCATGCACTGCCACTAGGTGAGTACCAGCACCCGAAGTATGGACTGATCAAAGTCGATCCAGATCGCGCGAAGCGATTCGCGGACAACGTGAAGACCAAGGTTCGTGGTATTGAGCCTAGTCTGAACTATAACCACGACAATGACAGCTCAGAAGGTGCTACCGGATGGGTGAAGGACGCGGAAGCCAGGTCCAATGGACTCTGGCTTTTTGTTGAATTCGTCAAAGACGCAGCGCAGAAGATTCGGGAGAAGAAGTTTAAGTATTTCTCTATCGAATTTGCTGACGAGTGGATCGATACGCAAGGTAAGAAATTCCAGGACGTGGTCATGGGCGGAGCTATCACCAACCGGCCATTTATGAAGAACCTCGTTCCACTCAACCTTTCAGAGTCAGTGATTGACAACTCCTTCGATTTGGTGTCGGCAATTACTGGCAAGCCGTCGACGGATCTCAAGGGTAAGGAAACCCACATGACCGAAGAGGAAATGAACAAAATCATTGAGGGTGTGACGAAGAGCCTCGCTGAGAAGCTTACTCCGCAGCCTCCCAAGACGGAAACTACTACGACTCTGGTCAGCAAGCTGGAAGAAATTGAAGAGCTGAAGAAGCTCAGTGAGGAAAACCCAGTCGTCAAGGCTCTGTTTACTCACTTCGAGGCGCAGGCTGTAGCTCTTACTGAAGGCAACAAGAAGATGCGCGAAACCATGGTGGATTCGAAGCTTTCTGAGTTTGACAATTCCAAGCTTTCTCTTACGCCTGCAGCTAAGTCCCTTGCGCGTGAGGTTGTGCTTGCTCTTGGAGATTCGGACCAGCCTAAGTTCTGGGCTCTCATGGATGCTGTGAAAACTTCTTCTACGTTCCTTGTGGAATTGGGTCAGCGTTCTGGTGCATCTGTACGGCCAGGTTATGACATGTCAGAGAAGACTGCTACGGAGATCTTCAACGATCGAACCAACAAGCTCATGGCTGAACAGAAGATGAGCTTCCTTGAGGCGATTGAGAAGGTAGCATCGGACGATCCAGACCTTTACACTCGTTACCGTTTCGGTGAAGGTGCGGAAGCCACTAAGTAGGGAGTAGTGAATAATGAACTTTGTTCTTGATGTTTCTAGGATTCCTGATGGCTCGGCAGCCACCATCGCCAACCGCTTCTGCACAGTAGGAACCACTCAGAACCACATTGACCTTACTCCATCTGCGGATGGTGTAATGGTTCTTGGTGTGGTCATGGATAGCATTTCTGCGGCAAAGGTAGTTGAAGGTGCCGTCGTTGGTGTTCGCATGATGGGCGTTGCGGCTGTCACTCTCGGTACTGGTGGTGCTGGTCCTGGTGGGCGTCTTGTTACTGCACCCGATGGCAAGGCCATTTTGGGTACTACGGCAGCGAACTTTGTTGCTGGTATCGCTTTGCAGACTGGAACCGCTGGCGCGATTGTTGATGTCCTTCTTACACCTGGTGTCAAGTGGGTTTCGTAGTCTTACCTGGCTCAACATCTACTTATATTTAAGAAAGGAATCACCAGATGTCGGTTTACAGCCCTAGTGGCTCTGGGGATGTCCATGTTGATCAGGTACTTACTCAGATCAGCGTTGGATATCCAAACAATGGGCTAGTGGGGGAGAAGCTCTTCCCTTCTGTCCCAGTGAAAAAGCAATCTGACATTTTCTATGTCTTCGGCCGCGAGAACTGGCTTCCTGAGGATGACGTGCGCGCGCCTGGAGCGGTTGCTCGTGAGATCCTTGGTGCAGCCGTTTCGACCGAGCCATATTTTGCAATTGAGCACTCGCTTCAGATTGCTGTCACTGATGAGGAACGCAAGAACGCAGATTCTCCGCTTAACCCTGATCGTGACGGAACTGAACTTGTGACCTCGAAGATTCTGCTTGGCCGAGAGCGCGCCATTCAGACTCTCGCAACGACTGCCGCGAACTATGCTTCCACAAACACCGTCACCCTTTCGGGTACGTCGCAGTGGAACGACTACACGAACTCCGACCCAATTGGAGTTATGCGTACCGGCAAGCGTGCCATCCACTCACGTATCTTCCGTGAGCCGAACAAGATTGTCATTCCTTACGCGGTTATGTCAGTCATGGAAGATCACCCAGACTTCCTGGAGCGCATCAAGTATTCTGAGCGCGCAATTTTCTCTCCTGAGCTTCTTGCTTCACTGCTTGGATTTGAGGAAGTTATCGTTCCTGGTGTTGGTATCAACACCGCTCCACTTGGACAGCCTGAATCTTTGGCCTACCTTTGGGGCAATGATGTGGTTATGGCTTATGTTCCGACACGTCCGGGTTTGAAGATTCCTGCGTATGGATACGAGTTTACGTGGGAAGGTCAGACTGTCGATCGTTGGAGGGAAAACCCACGTAAGTCCGATCTCATCCGTTGCTCACGCGCGTATGATCACAAGATGACTGCCGTGGATGCCAGCGATGACCAAATCGCCGGTTACCTTATCCTCGACGCAGCGAACGTCTAAGGAGAATCTTAATGGCTAAGGTTATCGTCGCGAACATGCTCATCATGCATGATCGCGAGCGTATTGAAACTAACACGAAAATTGATGTTAAGAAGTTCACTGAGGAGCAGCTGCTTCGCCTTTATGAGCGTGGTGCTGTTCGAGTCGTGGATGAATCTGAACTTGCCAAGAAAGAAGACACCAGTAAAGCTCTCAAGGACCTTCTTTCTGGTACCAAGACTCCAGAGGAAGCTGCGTCGGAAGCCGAAGAGCGTAAGAATGCTGAACTTGCTAAGGCTGCGGCTAAGGCTCAATCTGATGCCGAGGCGAAGCAGAAAGCACTTGACGATGCAAAAGCTGCTGCTGCGGCGAAGGCTGCTGCTGTAGTTAAGAAGCCATAGTTAGGAAGTTAAATGGCACGTGTGACATTAGCTGAAGTGCAAGGGTTGCTTGATCCTGCAAAAATGACCATAGCTTCCCTTGATACTGAACTAATATTACACATGGAAACTGAAATATTGGCCAGACTTGGTGTTGTTTATGACACTTCTGGATGGACCACTGATTCAAATACACCAAAACTCGTTAGAACCATTATCTCTAAGACTTATGCATCCATTCTGATCGATAGATTCTACAGCGAAAACCAGGACGAAGGCAATGATTACGCAGCCCGACTGCTGACTAATGCTGAAATGCTAATTACAGGTATTATTGAAGGTAGGATTGTCATACCAGATGAACCAGTACCTGACGTTTCACGTGGCCCATCTTACTTCCCAACAAATGCAAGCTCAGATTTAGAGCCAACATTTGAAAACCCAGAATATGGTGGACCATACTTTAGTATGAGTAAGAGTTTCTGATGCCTGCCAACAGAACTAACCTCTTTGGTCCTACCAGATCTACCATTGCGAATTTTCCATTCCAGATAGATATCCGTGGATTCCTAATAAATGCAGATTTGATTAAAGCAAGTACTTATAGAATGGCTATGCAGTTCGGCAACATGCGATGGCCACTCGAACAATCAGTTGATTTGGTTATCATTCCATCTATGGTGAAAAACTTCCTAGTAAGTGGGCGACCATCCTGGAAACCACTAACACACGATACAATTGCGTTTAAATTTGAGCAATTTCCAAGCATGTATGCATTGAAGCCACTTTTTAGAACTAGCAACCTGGTTTCGGCCGTTAAGCGTGGTACATATTGGAGAATTACTGGTTACAGTGCCGACATGGAAGCCCTGGATAATCATTTCCCGTACGCTAAGTATCATCAGGCTGGCACTAGAACCGTTCCACAGAGACAATTTGCAGTCTTGCAGCAAGAAGACATTGAGGCAATTACGGTAGTTTTTGATTCGTGGATCCGTAAAGTAACAAATAAAAAAGATTTTTGGCCCTATGATTTTAAAGGATTTTAGGTGCCTATGCCTCATACACAAAAGAGCACAGTATTGGCAACATATATACAGGGCCTTGTTGAAACTAATAAGGTCGCGTTGGATGTTGATAACGTTCTATATGGATTGCATGAAAATATACCAGGCGGTAAAACCGTAACTGTAACGCCTGCCACTAAAACTAGGGCTCTTGATGGAGTAGCAAAGCCAGGTGGAAGAACCATGAACGAAATGCCAATCCTCATCAATGTGTACTTGAACATAGTTATAGATGAAGAAGCTGGCAGATTGATAGTGGACCAATTGGCCGAAGCCATAGAAGATTTGCTACATCAGAACACTACCATGGGCGGGTTGATCTTTCACGGTTTTGTTACGACATGGGAACCTGGAATTAGGTATAGAACTGGTTCTATGTTCAGGACGGTTCAAATGACATTCGTTGGACGATCCAAGACTAATCTAACACCATAGGATGATTATGAAGCTTATGGCAGTCATTACTTCCGAAATATCAGGATTTATTCCCGACGTCGGAACGGTGTCCAGGCTTCGTCCTTACGTTATTGATGAGTTTAAAATGGTCAAGATTGAGGCCAAGCGAAAACTCAAGTTCGGCGAAGTGAAGATGCCCAATGGCGTTCAGGTAGTCCTACATATTCTGGAAGACGATGAGAAACTAGACCTGGAGTAATTATGACTCAACCTGGTATTGGCGGCGGCGGCCTAATGGGTCTTGCTATTGAGTTACTTACGCCGCCTGTTATTGCTGGAGTCGCACAATCTGGTGGTGCCCTTACTGCTGGTGCATACAAATACTACGTCACTGCACTTAGTGCGCTAGGCGAATCAACAGTTAGTAACGAGGTGACGGTCACTACTGCTGCGGCTAACCTGACAGCTCATATTACTTGGGGAGCTGTAACAGGAGCTACAGGATACAAGATTTATCGTACTGCTGCGGGTGGAGCCACAGACACTGAACTTTTGCGTGCCACTGTTGGTGCTGTTTTGTTGTATGATGATATCGCGGTAGGTGTTCCATCTGGTGCTTTCCCCACAATCAACACAGCTTTCGCTTACGGTGTTTATAATGTACCAACCAAGTTCTTTCCATTCAACACTGAATCATTGAAATTCGATCAAGCTACAGTGTGGCGTCGTCCAATCCGCCAGAGCGTGGACGTTCTTGGTGGTGTGGATGGAAACGTCCATGTCAACGGCGACATTGAAATGGAAGCCCTTGAAGATGTCATTGTCTATTTCATTTTGGCTTCGCGTGTGGCAGCGACCAAGGTTGTGGCTGGACCGAACATAACTTATACCTTCCTTCCAACACCAAACGCCACTCCAGTACTATCTCTATCGTTGACTGTGGTCCGCAACAATGAAGTATTCGGATACACTGGCTGTGTGGTATCTTCATTTACCGTCACTCCTTCTGATGGCCTGCTTATGTTCAATATGAGTATCATTGGAAGTGATGAAATCGAGCAGGCAATGCCTTCTCCGGTTTATACCACCACTGAGCCGTTCGGTGCCGGACAGTACGAAGTAAACATTGCAGGTACGCAGGTCTTCGATACGGATTCCTTCGAATTTACTGTCAATGACAATGCAGAGCCTCAGTTCCGTTTGAAGAACACTGGGCGTGGTGCTCAATATGTCAAGTTTGGTGAGCGTGAATCTACGATTACCATGGAACGTGACTTCTTCAATCGTGATGACTACGACGCCTTCAAAGCGTTGACAGCTCAGGCCATTTTCATTGAGGCGGAAAAAACCGCAAATAACCGAGTCAAGGTTACCGCACCCGTCTCCATCAAGAACACCTACGAAGTAGGTCTGAGTGGACAAGGTGACTTGGTTCGTGCCGCCATCGAATACATGAACGTCATTGATGCTAGCGGCGATTCGTATGCTATAGAGATTGCCACTCAGGAAAACATTCCTCAGGTTTCCGTGTAAGGAGGTTGGAATGGTTAACAGGGTAGCAAAAATGAACGACGTAGTCACTTACCGAGATGCTGCTGGCGGCACAACAGATGTAGTAGTCACTGGAGTGCAAGGCGCAGTCCCTGCTGCGGGTGATTTCACGGTCACCGGTTCAGGTGCTGGCGGAACTCTTGCCACTGCCACGTATTCCTATAAGGTTACGGCTGTTGTTGACGGCGTCGAAACTCCACCGGTAGCTGCGGCAAAGACTGCTGCTGTGACTGGTCCTACAGCTTCCGTGACTATCAACTTTACCACGGGCCTTGTCAGTTACCCACGCGCAACTGCGTGGAAAGTCTACGGCCGTACTGGTGGAACTGAACTTTTTATTGCCACTATTACCGCACCTACCGCTACATACGTCGACACTGGCGCTGTGGTAACTCCAGCTGGTGCACTACCAGCGGCGACCAACGCCACTCGGTTCAAGAACATGGGTACAAAAACAGTTCTAGCCCAAATTCCTAGGGCCACCACGACCAAACAAACCGGTGCCTATTTTAATAGGTAGTGAGGTGAGATATGTTTAGGTTCCGCAAATTAGCGGATTACAGTGACGGATCAACTCGCGTTGTGAGATTTGATCCTATCTCTGGAGAAAAAATGTTGGTGGACCCGGAAACGAATGAGCCTAAAGCTTGGCCACTAAAGGGAGTCACCCATCAAGGTGATCTACCTGCTCTGGATACCATTGGCATGCACTATGTTGCACAGGCTGTAACCGACGGTTGGGCTGATTGGGAAAATCATAGAACCGTACATAGGCCTGGCGGATCAGTGAACAACCCATGGTCTACCACCCATACATTCCATCAGTGCGACAGAATTCACCTCCATCTTCTACTGCCTGACGATGGACAGTTTGTATCCAGGAATGTTGTTTATAAAGTCGTTCGTCAGCCAGATAGAGTTGAGGATCCTACGCAGGAAACTGGTTGGCGTGTGGATTGGACCTTCCAAGTTAAGTTGGTGGCTGTCAGTGGCTAACATCACTTTTAACATTGCCAAGGGTCGTGTGGTTGAACTCGCTAATCGTGTGAATCTCAACGATCCAGCGAACGCAGTATTTGTGATCTGTATCCTTGCCACGGCTGGCATCGAATCAGACGCCACCCTTATTGACGTTGACACGCTCGCCGCAGTGGTAGCTGGTACCACGAACGAAGTCACCAACTCAGGTTACGCACGTAAGGTCTTGGACAATGCCACAGGTGGAATCGTTGTCACTGTTGATGACACCAACGATCGTACCGATGTGGACTTCCCGGATCAGACTTGGACAGCAGTCGTAGCGGGGGATGGTTGGAATGACTTCGTTACTAACTATGACTCAGACTCCACAGCCGGTGCGGACACCGCCATTGTACCCATGACGCTCCATGATTTCACTGTAACTCCCGATGGTTCAGATATCACTGCGCAGATAGCGACATCAGGATTCTTTAGGGCATCGTGATAGGGAGATAAAATGCCACTATCAGTGGACAACATTATTCAGCAAAACTCAGGGATGTTCGTAGGTACGTCAGGCAACGCGACGTTGCCAGTAGCCACCACACCAGGAAACACTGTACTTTTAATACTAACCCAATCCGGATCAGTAGTAGATCCATCAGGATTCACTAGGGATCGTGCTCTTACGATTGGATCGCCAGTAGGAGGATTCTATCGTAAGTCTAACGTCGGTGCAGAAAGTTCGTGGGCTATTGCACCTTCTGCATCAGCAGTAGTCAATTGGATTGTAATAGAAGTAGATTCATTAGATCTACTTAATCCAGTGGATGTCTCATCTCCAACTGTACAACAGGGCACTGGCGCAACGTTAGCTGCTTTGACTACTTCCCCATCTTCCACCTTTGATGGACTTATATTAGCTTTCCATTCTTGTTTGGATGCCACATCTCCAACCCCCGGCACATGGAGTGGCCACACTGGTGGACTTGCAGAAATTGCAGAGCAAGGTGCTTTCGACGGCACTAAGAGCATTGGTACATCAGTATCGGCTGCTTTCAGTTTGTCTACTAACTTATGGTCATCAACAGCAACTAAGACTGCTCCCGTAGGACAGAACAGCATTGCCGCGTTGATAGTCTATACGGCGGTAAACGCAAAGCGGGCTGCTGAAGTTGAGGCCTGTACTGGATTTGAATTTGGTACCATTGCTGGGCTTGCTACTAGTTCCGGCTTGGGAGTAGGTATTTTCGACACTATAACCGGATCACCTGCTATAGTTACCACCAATCCACGAACGGGCACCTATTGTCTTGAGCTATCGTCTTCTGCTGCTGCAGAGAATTGCTTTTGGTCAGAAGCTGGAACATTGTCTGCACTAAGCAACCAAATTCCGTTGCGACTGTCGATTATTTTTCCCACTTCGTTGCCAGCATCAGATGTAGTATTGTTTATTGTTGAACCAGGTGGCGCAGCAGCAGCACAAACGGTTGTTTGTAGATACATCAATTCTTCTCAGAAAATTGGTATAAAGGTAGGAACCGGTAGTGAGATAGTTTCCGATGCTGTTGTCACTGCGGATAATTGGATTAGTATTGATCTTCGAGTAGACGGGCGCACTTCTGATTGGACTTGTGATTGGAATGTTGTTTACATAGATGGTAATGATCCGGTTGACCAAACACAAGCAACAATGTCAAGTGCCGTCGTAGCAACAACTGGTTTCAGTCTTCGTCTTGGTTGGACTGCGTCCAGCACTGCAACTGTACGTTATGATGACGTTGTTGTAGGAAAGCAGGGTGGTCACTACCCACTTGGTGATATGAGCATTCAGGTTCTTACGGTTGATCCCTCTGGAACAGTAACAGTGAACGGATCGACGACTAACTGGAATACATTCACGCTCAATGGAACAATGGCTGCTTGGGATGCAACTACGGCTCGCGATGCCATCAAAGAATTGCCTCCAGTCATTGGCGCATCTGCTAATGGCTTGGCGCAGATCAACCTTTCTGGTACTGATTACGTAGAAATTCCAATGACTACCATTAGTGCTGCTAACGTTAACAAGTCCATCCGTGGCGTGAGAATGCTCGCATGTGGTTGGGCGGCAACCACAACCGCAGCAACTATTGGGTTCCGCGCTTTCGATGGTGTTAATGAAATGACATTGAAGGGCGCGGCAGATTACGCTTTCGATGCAAGTACCACAGCTCCTGCATGGGTTTGTAACATGGTGCGCGGTGCCACTAGGCAGGATTGGACCCAAGCAAAACTTGACGCCTTGGCATTCAGAGTCGGTTTTAGCTCTGATGCAACACCAGACATTGGTATTCATGCCATCTATGCAGAGGTAGCACTAGTTAGCGCGACTACCTACCGGATCATCGAAATTGAAGGCTCTGACTTCACTGTTGATGTCTTCCAAGATACAGATTCCGCTAGTGTAGTTTCGTATTTTGTTACTACGCCTCCCGGTACAAGAGGTGCTACTTTCACTTGTACCATTAGTGGTGTGCCAAGTTCTGTTTATGTTGATCCTAATTCGACATACGAGCAGGTAATTGGTGCAGTTGACATTGCAACGGTCACTTCTGTCGGACTAGAACCAGACGCAACGTAAGATATGGCAATTCCAACGATTGTGGGGGTCGGAGCTGGTGCGAGCAACGCCGGAGCATTAATTGTTCCCTACCCAGGTGGATACACAGCAGTTCTTGATGATATTGCTTTATCATACATTGAAACTGAATTAGCAGATACTGTGACACCGCCCACCAACTGGGCTCTGGTAACAAGTGCAAGCGTAGCTTCTGGAACAACAACAAAGCTATCCGTACTTTGGCGTAGATTGACCGCTAGTGAAGCAACACCTTCAATTGCCGATGCAGGTAATCATATGGGCGGTCGTATGATTATCCTGCGAGGCGTTATCAATACTGGTAACCCATGGGATGTGATCTCAGCAACAACAGAGCTTACTGCTGATACATCAGTATCAATTCCGGCTGTGACGACTACTGTTGTAGATTGTTTGATATTAGATGCTTTTGGCACTGGTCAAGATGTTGCATCAACAGCGGGTGCTACTGGATGGACGAATGCAAATCTTGGTTCATTGACTGAGCAAATGGATAACTGGGTAGCTACTGGCTTAGGTGGCGGATTTGCAATGGCAACCGGGACCAAGGCAACCATTGGTTCTACTGGAGCAACCACTGCGACGTTAAGCCTGACAGCAAACTTTAAGACTCTTATTAAGATTGCCATTAAAGGTGCCGCTTCTGTACCATCTGATTATCCGGCATGGAAACGTCGCCCATCTGGATTACTATTTCGTTAGGATAGAATATGGCAAGAGATAGAGTCTATACGGTAGAATTTGAAGGTGTTGCCGTAACTGCGGCAGTCGATTTCTTTCAGCTTACTCCCGCAGATGACAAGCCGATTGAAATAATAGGCGTTTTCTTGGGACAGTCGTCCGATTTAGGAGATGCCGCATCAGAGATTCTACGTTACAGAGTGATTCGTGGGCATGCGACAACGGGATCAGGTGGAGCATCTCCAACGCCGAGACCGCTCAATAGGTCTGGTGCTGCGGCTGGTTTTACGGCCATGACCAATAACACTACTGTGGCTACGGCAGGTACAGCTATCAACTTGCACTCCGATGTTTTTCACATTGCCGCAGGTTTGCCGTTGTGGTTGCCAGAAGGTTGTGAATGGGAGGCGTCCCAGGCAGATACGTTGATTGTTGTTAGACTAATGGCTGCGCCTACTGATTCACTTACTATGTCAGGTACATTGTATGTAGTCGAACAGGGTTAATACATGGGCGCCCTTAGAGGTCCAAAGATACTACTCCCCAGATATTCGTATCGAAGGAGATCTTCGGTAGCTCTTCAGAGCGTTTTTTCACAACTGGATGTTAGGGCAACTCAAAGTGGATCCACCTTTAATGGCATGGCACTTGCCGTTAAAGTTCTTACAGGTGCGCATGCAACCCAAAATGGTGCAGTTGCTTTTGCCAATGTTATTACTACACCATCGTTGGGTATAACGCCGAACGCCAGTGGATCGATTGTATATGGATCCATCGTCAATGCCAATGGTACCACTTTATGGACGGCGTTAGCAAATACCACGTTTATTCAGAATATATCTGACGTTACAAACGGCTCTTGTTATGGTACTTATCGCTCAACAGCAACTACTACAGCGTCAAGCCCTATAACCCTTGGTGCATCTGCTCCTAGTGGTACAGCTGGTGGTATTTCCCAAGCTGAGATTTTAACTTCTGGTACGTTAGCTGAACATGCCTCTGCACCTACAGCAGTATCCACTGATGCTGCTCAAACTGTGGCAACTGCAATATTCACTCCACCAGCAGGATCGTTAATTGTAGCGATTGTCTCTTCTGACGGTGGTGTTGGAATATGTAATATGACCGTTGTCGGTGGAGGACTCACTTGGACTGAGTTGGTCAAAGCAAACGATTCTGGTGACGGTTACGCAGGTGTTTGGATTGCAAGAGTACCCGGCACAGAGGCGGGTGGACTAACTCAGACTGTTGGACAAACTGTAGAGACTGATGCAGCACAAGCAATCACCCATCTTAAATCAAAGTTGCTTGGACAGATAACTGGTACCGACACGGCACAGAATGTGCAAGAGGTAAAACGTAAAGCAATCGGACAGGTGACTGGATCAGATTCAGCACAGACAATTACTCCTGTTCATATTCTAACCGGCGTCATTGGACAAGTAACAGAAACTTCCACATCACAGACTGTTACTAAACGTAAGCAAAAACTTCTTGGTTTGGTTAGCGAAACGAGCACGGCCAATACTGTCACACCACGCAAATCCAGGGCGGTTGCCCAAGTAACCGAAACATCTGCTGCCCAAGCACTTGTGGAACTAAAACGAAAATTGCTAGGCCAAGTTACTGAGACCAATATTGCACAGACAGTATCACATCGTAAGATTAAGGTAATAACTCAAGTAACCGAATCCAACATAGCACAAATCGTTAAGAGGGTACATCTTAGGACGGTAGCACAAATATCAGAAACCAGTGCTGCTCAACCAGTGACACACAAAAAGGCCAAAATAATTGGTCTGATATCCGAGATTAACACCGCAGACACTGTCACCAGAGCTGGCACAGCAACCACAGTTAGTATGGTAACTGAATCAAATACTGCACAACCTATATCACACGTTAAGGTCAAGGTAGTATCTCAAATTGTAGAAACGAACACTGCCAATGCAATAGCGCGAATAAAGACCAAACTGGTAGGACAGGTCAATGAAATTGACCTAGCGCGAGTGATTGTGGGGTTCACGGTGCCAGTAATAAATAGGGTTAATGAAACTGATCTAGCCTTACAGGTCAGTGGAGGCGTTGCCTCGGCCGATACCCATGGCTGGCGACCTCTGGTAGGGTTACACTGCGTTTACCTGCAACAGAAGACTTTTGAAGGCAACCCGAATTACATCAAGCGAATCCCAGTGATCATTACTAGTTTCGCTTCGGATGGCTATCCAAGACTTAAGAACAAGCAAACTGGTAATACGTATGGGACTGCATCGGTGGGAATTCGTCCAAGATCCCATCCAGATGCAAACGAGTTCGGTGTCTATGTTTCATTCTAAATCTAGCTAGAAGGACCACGAAAATGCCAATTGCAACCGTGACGGAAGCAAGCGAAAACATCCCACTTAAATCTTGTCCTCCAGACGGATTTGTAGTAATCCGACGGATGAACTACGGCGAATCTCTGAAGCGCAAGGACATGATGGCGTCTATTGCCATGAGTATGGATACATCCAAAAAAGGACCACAAGAAACCAAGATGCAGATGGACCTTCTTCAGGAGAAGACTTCACTATGGGAATTCTCCAATCTTATTTTGGAACACAACCTTACTAAATTGGTTAACAGTAAGGGTCAACCTTGTAAGAAAGACGACCCTGATGCTAGAGAGATGCCGCTCAACTTCAAAATTCCATCCGACATACAAATGATAAGTGGTCAAGTTGGCGACGAAATTCAAATGCACATCGATCGCCTTAACTCATTTGAGGAGTCAGAAGAAACAAAAAACTAGTAGAGCGGTTAAGAGCCGCAATTTATGGTAATAAGAAAACTGTAGATGTAGAAGTGATGCTGGTCCTTGACGTTGTTAATACTTGTCAAGAGCTGCATTGCTTGCCTTTATCCGGTGGGCTTTTTGATCAAGATTCGTACTTAATGTATTTGTTTGGTATAGTGCGAGAGGCCCGACAAATAGCGGCAGAAATAGAAAGCAAAAGGGCTGGAGCCAAATAGTGGCCATTACTCGTGACCTTTGGGTTGTAATTCGTGCACGTGACGAAGCTAGTCGCATCGTGCGCAGCTTCGGACACAACGTCGCTGGTTCTGCTGCCGCTGCTGCTGCTGGAGTTAGCTCTTTCGATCGTGCAATGCAAACAACTGCAATGAGACTACAGCAATTTGCTATGACCTCCATGCTCGCTGGTAGCGTCATGACTGGTTTTGGTGTTGCTGGACTTGCGTTTATCAAATCAGCAACCAATGTTGCTGCTGAATATGATAAGCAAGTCCGACGCACCATGACTCAGATTGACGGCATTTCCACAAGCTTGGGAGAAGTTGCAGAAGTTGGGCGCAGAGTCGCCCGCGAGGTGGGAATACCGTTTGAACAAATGCAGGAGACTTTATTCTTTATCTTCTCGTCTATGAATGTAAGCGTTGCCGAGGCCGAAACCTTACTCAGAGGATTTGCCAAGGAGGCTGTTGCTGGTAACAGTACCATTGAGGCTGCTGCTAGAACTACGATTTCTATCATCAATGCCTTGGGTCTTTCTGTTAAGGATTTGACCAGAATTCAAGATGTTCAATTCCAAATTGTTCGTAAGGGTATTATTACCTATGAGGAATTAGCTAACACTATAGGTAGAGCTTTACCCGCTGCTGCTCGGTCCGGACAGACGTTCGAGACTGTTGGTGCAATGATGGCCTTCCTAACTCGTAATGGTCTGTCTGCCGCGATGGCGGCCACTTCTGCCGCTCGTGCCTTGGAATCCATATCACATCCAAAGACTGTAGCCAGACTTGAAGATATGGGCATTGCTATACGTAATGCCAAGGGAGAGTTCTTGCCTCTTGTTCAAATTATGGACAAGATGAACGACAAAATTAAACTTATGTCCTCACCTGAACGAGCCAAATTCTTACAGGAACTGTTTACGGGTGCTGGCGGAACGATTCAAGCTAGACGTTTCTGGGACGTTGCATTTAAAAACTTTGGCCAGTTTGAAGAAATGGTCGGGTTCATGCAGAATGCAACTGGAGTCTTCGAAGGCGCGTATGAAACAATGGCCGGAAGCGTTGCGGCCAAGTCTCAGTTGATAGCTAACAAATGGATGATTATTAAAGAAGCTCTTGGTCGAGCTGTGCTCCCAGAGTTGTTGAAGCTTATTACAATTGTGGGAGTGGTCCTAGATTGGTTTGATAAGTTGCCAGAAGCCACAAAGACAACTATCGCTCAATTCATTCTATGGGGATCGATAATTGCAATTGTTGTTGGTGTCCTGGTGATACTTGTTGGCACAATGGCATTCTTTGTATCCAGCATTATAGCTGGTGGCGTCGCGTTGGCAATCATTATGTCTACAATCGGCTTTGTGACCGTAGCTGTAGCAGGTCTCACTGCTGCTTTCTATTCAGCGTGGCAACGAAGTAAAATTTTCCGAGATGCAGTAGAAGAACTTGGAGAAGCGTTAAGTGTGGCTTGGAAGAAAGTTTTACAAACAGCCAAAGACGTGGCAACATCGTACAATGAGCATTTGCGACCCAGCATTGAGAAACTCACGCTTTTTATAGAAACAAGAGTTATTCCAGCAATCCAAAGATTTGCTCGAATTTGGGTTGAGGAAGTAATGCCAAAGATGGAGGAAGCAAGAAGAATAATACTCGATATTGTTGACGGGGCACTTAGTCGAATAGGAGAAATTATTGAACTAAATATAGTTCCGGCACTTGCAAAATTAAGTGATTGGTGGTATAGGAATGAAGAATCAATACGTCCGTTCCTGGTAGTCTTTGCACAAGTTGCTAAGTGGCTTTTAATTATCACTGCCCTTATTTTAGCTTCTGGAATCTTAGGCTTCGCGCTTATGATTATGACGGTGGTCTATGCTGTAGTTCTATTGATTGCTAATCTAGCACTGTTGTGGAATTGGATTAAATCTCTGGGATCAGCTATTGGAGATTTTTTCCAAGAAGTTGGTAGAAAAGCAACAAGTATGGGTACCACAATGAGGAAGTTCGTGGACGACCTTATCAGTAATGTCAAGTCAATTTTTAGTGATTCTAAGGCTTGGCTTTTCAATGCCGGATCAAATCTTATTAGCGGTTTTATGGACGGCATTAAGAGTATGGTTAGTAACTTGAAAACTAGACTCAAAGAAATTACCGATATGATCCCAAACATCAAGGGACCGAAGTCTGTTGACCTTAGACTTCTTCTGCCTGCTGGTGTGAACATCATGAAGGGATTCATGAAGGGTATTTCCAGTCAGATCCCAGCGTTGAAGAGTCAGCTACAGGGCATTACTTCTCAGATGGGGATGCTTCCGGCTCCTGCTCTTGCAGTTCCGCAAGGATTCGTCCGACCAGTTACAGAACAAAGAGTTACCAACCAATATATCACTGTTAATACTCAAGAAATCGACCCTAGGATCCATGCGGCGGAGTTAGGGTGGGAGTTGGACGGAAGACTATGAGGAGTATAAAGCTGCTGAGAATGAGAGGTTATAATGCCTCTTACTGAAGACCTAACTTTTCAGTTGGGTGATACAGGAATTATTCTCAACACTGATTCTTCAGGATTGCCATTCGTTGACGTCCAATCTGTGTTGGGTCTAGACAGCACACCATATAGGGAAACACGTCGCGAACGTGAAAACGCCGATGGCGGATTCATGGATGCAGAGTTCGAGCGTGGACGTGACATCCTTATAAACGGCGACATCATTGCTGACTCAGATACTATGGAAACTTACCTAGATTCTTTGAAAGCTAATTATGCTCCCAGTTCTACGCTAGTGCCATTTTACTACAAAGCACCTGGCATTGACGAACGGGTAATATACGTTAAGCCGCTTGGTGTTAAGTACGATTGGGAGCAGCTCCGTCGTACTGGTCAGGCAAAGGCGCAGTTCAAAATGTTTGCTGAAGACCCAAGACTCTATGCTTCGGTAATCACAAATACAGATGTCCCATTCGCTACTGGTGGTAGTTCCGGTTTTGGTTTTAATTTAGGATTCGATTTTGGTTTCGGTGCATCTTCGAGCAGCGATGGTATTCTCGTTAACAACTTGGGAAATCGTCCGACCCCGGCACTCTTCACTATCACTGGACCATCGGATACACCAACAATCAGAGACGATACTTATGGCCACTCTCTGACGTTTGCGATTGTTTTGGGTACCGGTGAAACTTTGACTGTAGATACACAATACAAGACAGTGAAACTGAATGGTAATACCAATCGTCGTAGCTCATTGATAACTCCAGACTGGTTTTATTTGCAGCAAGGTGAAACATTTCTTAGGTATAATGCAGTATCTGGAGCAAATAGTGTAATGAATGTCCAATTTCGGTCCGCGTGGCGATAAGGAGGGATTTAAATGTCGGTAACAAATCCGCCTGGTTGGTTACAGAATGCTGGTGATACTCATACAGCTGTTCAAATGCGTCAGTATCTTGCTGGACTTCAGGCTGGTAACTTCAGTTCTGCGTCATCGCTACGTGCCCGTGGGGGTGTCCACCCGACGCGAGGTGAGGAATTCACTGTTCAACAAGCAGGTTCGCCAAACATGACAGTTCTGGTTTCATCAGGAGTTGCTTCAATTCCTGGAACTGAGAGTGGCGCTCAAGCTAATTACTGGGTTGTCAATGATGCACAGGTCACCCTTGCTATAGCTGCCGCACATGCTTCCTTGACTCGTATTGATCTGGTTGTCATCAACGTTAGAGACTCTGTATACAGTGGTGCCAATAACGATTCACAACTTCAGATAATTACAGGAACCCCAGGATCCCCAGGTGTTGCACCTACTGCCCCCGTAAATTCAATTACCATTGCACAAGTTGCTGTTGGTGCTTCTGTTTCGTCGATCGTTAACGCGAATATTACAGATACCAGATATTATCTTGCTGCAACTGGTGGCGTAATTAGTTGTCGGAACGATGCGGCAGCGCCAATTGGTGGTGTGGAAGTTTCCGTAGGGCAGTTGCTGTGGGTAATAGACACTGCCATTTTGTACGTTTGGAATGGGTCTGCATACAATCAAATTTGGCCAAATAACTGGACCACTTGGGTGCCGACCCTTACCAACCTGACATTAGGATCTGGCTCATTGACAGCGCGGTTCCGTCAAGTCCATAAGACGTTGGATTACAAGTTTAGGTTCATATACGGTTCCGGATCCGCAGTTGGGACTGCTCCACGCTTTACCTTGCCATTTACGCCTCATGCGCAATATACAGCATCTAATGACGTGATAGGCCAGGCCACACTTCTAGATAGCGGGACCCAAAACAGGCAAGGCGTGGCCATGGTCGTGTCGGGTTCGACCGTCGAAATATTCGACGTCAACTCCTCCGGTTCCCACGCCACCATCACTGCATCGTCACCTTGGACTTGGACGACTAATGACTCTCTTTCTGTGTCGGGAACCATAGAACTAGCGTAAGGATTACATTGAGTAACTTTTCCTATGTGTTTGGCGATGTCCTCACTGGACAAGTTATTGCTGAAATTCCTTTGTACGGTGTGTCGATGACACGTGGGTTTGGTATGGGTGAATTTCGTGGTTCATTCCAGCTAGACCAAACAGGAATGTCTAATCGGGATTTAATTAATGCCACTCAAGAAGGAAGATGCTACCTAGTTTGCGAGCGCGAAAATGAAGCTATATGGGGCGGCTTCGTTAAAACAAGAACTTACCAAGGTCAAGCAAAAAGCTATCAGCTTTTCGCGTTGGCTTGGGAGCACTATCCTGAATATAGATTCATGAGGCGAGATGCCATCGATTATGTTAATGCGGAACAATTGACCATATTCATCGATCTATGGTCAATAATGATGAGTGATGATCCTAACAGCATCCAATTTACACTGCCTACTACAGCAGTTACAGTAACCAAAAATCTCTCCGCTAAAGGATTCGAGTTTGTATATTATCGTGAGCTGATGGATCAGTTAGCAAATGCTGACGATGGGTTTGACTGGACAGTAGATATCGCCAGAGTAGAAAATGTATATTCCAAAAGCTTAAGAATCGGATATCCAACGCTAGGCGCAAGCAACCCTGTAGACTTTGATTATCCTGGACAGATCGTCAACTATTGGCACAATGGATCGATGGCTGATAGAGGTACGCATTTCTACGGAGTAGGTGCTGGTGAAGGATCGACAATGCTTACCCAAGAAGTCATCCATTCGGATCTTATAAGTTCGGGCTTCCCACGCTACGATCAGTACGTCAGCTTAAAGTCCATTTCAGATCCAACCATTTTGGCCGGACTAACCACACAAAGGGCAATCGTCAAGAAACCAGGCATTCCGACCTTAACTGTGGAATTGAAAGCTGACCAGTTACCGCAATTTGGTAGCTATGGTCTAGGGGATGCTGCAAGAGTCAACTTTACTGGCGATCCTCGCCACCCAGATCCAGTAGATCAAATATTTAATACTAGAATTTTAGGGTGGGAATACTACCCTCCTCAAGATACGCATACTGAAATGGCAAGAATTGTTTTCGAAGGAGAACAATAATGGGTGTTGGACAGAGCAGATATGACACTAATCCTAACAGACTTCAGGGACAAAAGGATATCATCACTCACGTCTTAGATTTGGGCGAGCGGATTACCACTAAGGAGAAGTCTCTTCAAATTGGACACACAGCTATTGAGGATGGTGATCTGACTGTACGTAATGGTGATATTGTCGTAAGTGAAACTGATGATACAATTGTTATGCGACTTAAGCATGGAGCAATTCCTGAGATTCAATTCTTTCCTCTTGGTGATAATGATACACACAAGGCCACGCTGTTTGGTCAGGACTTCAACAACGATGCAAACAATCCAAATCAGGCCATTCAGTTGGACATTGAATTGTTGGATAACACGATTGATGGTGGCAAATTACTATTGATGCGTGACGGTGTCATTCTCAGCCATCAGCCTGATGGTGGACAGGAATCGTTTATTTGGTTGAACTCGCTAGCGGGCATTAGCGAGGAAGTAATTGCTATCCGTGGCGCGTGGCCTAACCAGCTACAGTATGACAGTCACGCAGCTTTGCACATGGGAGACTTTGTTGCGTCCTCGGGCTTCAGTACTTGGACATACACTTATTCTACACCTTTTGCTACGAATATGGTTCCTCTATTTACTATTGGTGTTAACGGAGGCACCTTGACTTGGGGAATAGATAGTTACTCTACATCAAGCTTTGTCATCAGGTTTGGCGTGACAGCTAACAATAAATTCGTCACGTTCTGGAACTTTAGGTGTGACATATGAAATCCATGACGGTATTGGCTGCGCTTTATAATGAGGAAACTGGATTCATTGAGGTTGCTAAAGAGATTGTTAATGATGATGACAGTGTGGAGTTCGCTGGGCAAATCTTTCATCCAGAAACTGTGGAGTGGATAGCGGCTGTATATGACACGAGTGCGGATGAGGCAATTGACTTCATACTATTCGAACCGTATGTAGAAAATATATCACCAATGGAAGTGACGGCATCGGTAGCTAGATTAACACACAGGACTAAGATATTTAATTTTAGACGGGATTTCAGTAGACCAATCCCTTACACAAGGCAACAGATTATGGATTTGCTATTGGAAAGTCCAGTTGATAACAAATATACTAATGCTGCGGTGGAAGATCCATTGGATGTCATTCGTAGAGAATGTCCAGTAGACGATCAAGTAGTAGCATTGAAAAAGGTTCACGTAGGAGAGTTAAGAAGTTCCAGAATGGGACAAGTACCTGCGTCGCCTAGACGATTGACTCCGCAAGAGAGAATCTTGAAATTGAAGAGACAAGAAGAAGGATCTAGTAGCCGTGTTCAACGTACGGAACCTACTGCCGTAATCCAAAAAGTTAGTATTAAAACAATTGAGTTAGTTAGAGGAAGGCGGGTGAATTAGTATGAGTTACGCACCGCAAACACTCTTGGACACACGACATGTGTATCAAGAATATACGAGTCTTCCAAACAATGCTGTTGGCATTGTTGGTGACGAGAATCACAAAGGTGGATATCACTGTGGTTGGGATCTAAGGCGAATAGTCAACGGACAGTTGGATGATTACTCTTGGGAAGAATCAGCTCGTGATTTTAGTCATAAGACTGATGCTGCGTCCGCCATCGATTTCGGTTGGTTCGACAAAGTAATTGGTGGCAAGCGTGTCACACTTATTGATTTCAATCTTTGGATGGTCAAGGAGCTTAATGCTGGAGCGGCAGACTCACTTGATGTTCGATCGTTCATATACACTCCTGATGGTAAAGTCGTCAAGCGTTGGGACAGACTTAAGAAGCGTACGAGTGGAGACTCATCACACTTGTCGCATTCGCATTTGAGTAGATTTCGTGATGCAGAAAACAGACTCCTAGCACCACTAATCGAACGATTTTTTGGAGGAACAGTGGAACCGCTTCAGGTAGCACAGATTAACAACTCGGAACATTATCTTCAGTCTATTGTTGGGATGACCGATAAAGCCGATCATATTTCCAATACAGTAGATCACGAACTGGAGATACCTAACCAGTTCATTGTTGCCTTCAAGGAACTCATCAATAAGGTTGAAGATTTGAAACTTTCTCTCGATGAGGTTAATTCAAAGTTGGACAATATGTCAGCCGTGGACCCTCCATCTGTATTGAATGTCACCAGTGGTGTACTAAACATTGGCCCTACTGCTTAGGGATAAACATCATGGGCGAGCTCCCAATTATTGGTCCTTATGTAAATGTAGCTGGCTGGCTTGCTATCATTGTCTTGATTATCATCAGTTGGATAAAAGGATGGTTGTGGCCATCAAATCAAGTTGATGTAATAATCAAGTATTATGAAAGATTAGTGGACGATAAAGATAAGCAAATTGCTACATGGCAATCTGCTTATCAAAACACGGACACTAGGGCGGACATTCTTGCGAAAGGGCAGGAACAACTAGCTACATCAGTGGCAACGAATAATGCGCTGATACAAACACTGGTTGCAACTCGTACTCCAGTACACAAGGAGACGATATTATGAATTGGTTTCGACGTAATAAGGTACAAGTTCCTGAAGAGCGGACGGATGGTGTAGAACGTTCCTTGGATGCTCTAAAAGAGTCTGAACGTAAGTTAAATGAGGCAAGAAAGGCTCAGTTAAATGTGGATAAAATTGCTAAAAAATCAAGGGAGCTGAGTAGCAGAGGAGAACAATTTTCTGAGGCCTTGCTACGAGCTATGCGGAGACACAATGACTAGGGCCGTTCAATATGTACTATTGGGTACGTTCTGCCTTGGTCTATTGACTTTTATTGTCACATTTATAAGCGGATCAAATTGGAAATCTAACATTGTTGGAAAATACATTTTGTATTTCATGGTTACGATGTTTGGTTTGTTTATTTATATATTACTTGGTCCGATTCTTGGCGATTATTATGGTAGAATTATAGTTAATTATATTTTTCTGTTACTGATTAATTATGGCGCTTGGAAATTAGTATGGTTGCTGTATAAAATCCAAAAGAATGGAGAGATTAAAGATGATAAAAATATTTGGAAAAGGTAAAATTCTGGGACGAGAGCCGACCCTATGGATCGCAGTAACAACTGCCTTTGTTAATTTTTTGGTAGGCTTCAACCTAGATTATTTGTCGTCTGTACAAGCAGCGTGGATTTGTACGGTTATCAATGCTATCGGCGCAATTCTTGTAGCTATGAGCACAAGACCTATAGCGCCAAACGTCTACACTTATGCTCTCTCCGCAGTTGCAGGCTTGCTCGGAGCCTATGGACTAGATCTTAGTCAGGGAATGGTCACCTCGACACAATCCTTTGTCCTAGTACTATTCGCCTTGGTATCCAGGTCTCAGGTATCTCCAGTCGGAGATGAGGATAAAACTGGTGTTATGGGAGACAAGGTGACTACAGAAGGCTTAGTAAGGACTGGCCAAGTTGCTGCGGAGGTTACCGAAGGCATCGAAGACGTCCGGCCACAGATTGTAGGTCAGCGATTGTCAAGTACAGCGGTCGTTCCTCCAGTACAATCTGAGTCTCCGCTTCCTCCGCCACCATCAGGCGGAAAACCTAAATCTGGCTTAAGGCCATGATTCTAAAAAAGCCCGGTCAATGACCGGGCTTCTTAGAATAAATAAACAAACACCCAGATACCGTAAATAATTACAGCTCCCACTACTAGGAGTAGTACAAGGAGTAATTTGTCTTCAGTATTCACTTCAATAGTCCAAAATCGAACGCTTCTTGACTAATCAAGAATTGAAGCATATGTCGTAAGGCCATCATTTGGTCTGTGTTGTCGGCACCAGCTATGTACAGTCCTAACTTTTTCAGTCTATCTATGCCAAAAGATTTACCAAAAGATGGTGTCTGAAAAACTAATTCTACTGGACGTCGTTCAACATACCGACGTTCAACATACAGAATTACCAATCCTATGTATTCTATAGGAGTATAGTTGATATTGTCTTTAGCTCGGTGATCGAATGACTCGCAAATGATGACATCCGGATTCATCATAGCGAGTTGGTTAAAAAATTGATCGTGCGAATAGAAACCATGCCATGACAGCATGCCTTTGATCGGATCGCCAACCATATGAGCAGCAAAGCCGCTGTTTTCTCCAGGATCAATACTCATCAAGCGCAGATCTTGATGAAGTTTCATAATTTAGTCCTATACTTATCGTTTTGTATCAACACTGAGGCCTTTTGATCTACCGGCCGATGGCTCAGGTAGGGTCCGTTTCATGATCGTCTGTCTTAGATGATCTTGGATCGTAAGACTCAGCCAAATCTTGAATTCTATTGCGTACTGCTACTAATCTGTTAATTCTTACATCCAGACGTTCGACGACACGTTGCAGAATTACTTGTCTACGTGGCTGCTCCTCCATTTCTAAAATCTCCACCCTTAGTAAATCTAACTAGTGAAACATTCATATAGCTATGTTCTTCCAACATCATTGATGTCTTCATATCAACGGAAACCACTGAATAACTAAAAGCACCTATCTTAAGATCATGATAAAGTGAGTATACGTTGGGTAATTTCCATTCTGGTACTGCCTCTGGCGCTGGTCTATGAGTTTCTTTCAACATAGATAATGGTGCCAGTCTCAAGTCTATACGGAAAGAAGTATTGCCTATACCATATTTGCCGTTAAGTAAACATATAAGTTCCACGTGTTCGTCTATTATACGTTCTGCAATGAAGAACGGTTCTTTATCATTACAGAAATCACTTACATCAACTAAGGTCATTACCTCGAATGGCACCGCATCGGACTTCATGCTGAATTCCTTTCGCGATATCGTCTCAGAGCTTGGTCGCGAACGAATTTGGGATCTGGATTATGTGGCCTAAGCAATAAGGCAATAAACAAGCATGCTATTTCACCTCGGCCACGGTCTAGTCCATCTTCTAGTTCTCGCTTCTCTAGGATTCTTTCTATGATTAAATCTAGTTCTTTCCAATATTCGTTTATCAACATTTGATTAATCCAAAACAGATATGAGGGCTTACGGCAAACAGCGTGAACCCAAAGCTGATTTCCAAGATTCTTATACCCATCTGTCTTACCCTTGGAACAGAGACAGTACGGAGGCTCATTCATCGAGATAGATTCTGATGGAATCTCCATCCTCCTTTATATGTTTTATATCGAACTCATTTCCGTCGACCATGACGAAAACCTTTTCGACGACATCTTCACGAGTCACAATTCTCCAAGTCTGAACCCGTATGTGGAATCCACTGCGAATGGAACGAAATCTGTATACTCCTCAGCCGAGCGTATCATCTCGAATTTCATCATTCTCGTAACATCTTCACGGACTTCTGGTAAGCATTCGGTAACGATAGCGTCATGTATGAGCAGCTTGATGTCTGCATCGAATTCTGCTTTGAGTAAAGGTCGTAGTCGCACGGCAGCTCGTAAGCAGATATCAGATGCAATAGACTGTGGTTTGTAGCTGAGTGCTTCATTGATGACATCTTCGAGGTTATCATTGGTAATGAGATGAAAAGTTCGCTTCCTACCAAAGGGAGTGGTGAGATCTTCTCCATCTAGAACTGCTTTCCTGATCGCTGCTTGCCATGCGACCACGCCTGGAATAAGTCCTTTAAACTCTTCCATAAGAGCTTGAGCGTATTCCACGGGCTTTTTAAGCTCTCTAGCAATCGACTTGGCCTTACGTCCGTATGAGTATCCATAGAAGATGGATTTAATAGATACACGATTCTCTTTATCCCACGATCCTGGTCCCCAAATTCGATCACAGAAGTTGTTGAAAATATCGATATCTGGGTCTGAGAAGGAGGCTTGGAGAAATCCATCGCGAGATAGATCACAGATTGTGCGTCCCTCAACTTGAGAGTAGTCACACTGCACCAATACCTTTCCAAACTCGGCAGTGAACTGGTTACGAATCTCTTTGTCGCGCTTGATGTTCTGCATGTTTGGCTTCTTACTGGCAAGCCTGCCGCTTGTAGTGCTGTGCAGAGAGAACGTCGTGAACATCTGTCCGTCTTTAACCTTGTTACGAAGTCCTTTTATGTACGTGCCGAACGTCTTGGCCAATCCACGATTCTCAAGGATCAGATCAATGAATTGCTCAACTCGTGGATCGCAATCCAGCACCACCTTTTCTAGAAACTCTCTGTTGGTGGTAGGGATGTCCATGCCTTGCAAAAAGAACCACTGCTTTATTTGCATTGGCGATCGCGGATTCAGTTCGTAACCTAGAAAGTCTGCGATCCTGGTTTCAGAATTTGCCAACTTCTCTTTGTATCTTAAAGCAAGTTCCTCGTTGTACTCGACGTCGAACTGCAATGGAGACAGTTCAATATGCATAAGTTCATTGACAGCACTGATTAAGAATTCGTGTAGCTCATGCTGCTTAGGTGTCATTAACAACGATTCGTATTCTATCTGATCCCAGGTTAATCCGACATCGTAAGCATTGTATTTGTAAAGTAATTCCTTAGGAATGTTAGCGAAACTTCCCTCTTTACCTTTGACGTATTGTGCAATCTCTTCGTCATAGCGTGGAGCATTTTGGTCTTCGACTCCACGCAGTTTCAAGCCGTGCTGACGTGGTCGCTCATCCAGAACATAGGACATGAGCATGCCGTCGCGACTGGCTTTGTTGATTCCAAACTTAGGAGACAGACCTAATAGGTCAAATTTTAGATTCCATCCATCAATCTTTACTTCGCTAAGGAGTCGTCCAAAAGCATCGAGACACCTCTGGTCCAGAAAAATTTCAGGACCAAACACAACTGCTTGCCCTTTGGCATACGCAATCCCAACGCAAAGAAGGTCATAATCTTCGGGATGTGCGTCATCGATATCTTTATCCGACGCCGCTTCAATATCAATGACAACTCTTTTGACTCGTAAGAGTCTACGCAGAGCAACCAGCGCCACATCCGGATTTTCAAATACCTTGTAGTGTGGAGGTTTCCAAGGTTCGACATATAAACCTTTGAGCTTCTGTGTGTCTCGTACAAACGACGGAAAGGAATCAGGGGTTCTAAGACAGTAGGCTGGGTGCCATGTGGAAACGACCGGACCATAAGCTGAGGGTCTGGGAAGTCCGATTCGAAGTTTTGATATGGGTCTTGATTCTCCCAAGAGTGCTTGGGCACTGGTACCTCCCACGGCCAGAATTATGGGTGCATTCGCTCGCTTAAGGTCGTAATCCAGCCGGTCTGAACAGCACGCTACGGCCTGTTTTGGTGGTTTTTGTGTAGGTCCCTCGGGACGGCAACTCACCGTGTTAATTAGGGCCAATTCCTTACGTTTGTAACCCTGATGTTCCATTACACGATCTAGCAACTCACCTGAGGGTCCAGTAAACGGGATACCAGTTCTTGCTTCGTAAGATCCTGGGGCCTCTCCAACAACAGCAACACGTACATGCTCTTTAGGTACGAGGGCGGGTACAAATTTTCCGTCTTCTCTCCAAGGACAAGACTCGCATCTAGCGAGTGGGTGCTTTCTTCCATTAGCTACTTCCACCTTTTTCATCCTTTTGAGTGAAGGGTACGAACCCGTCTTGTGGCATGTTCATCATGATGAATAGATTCTCAGCAAGACCTATAATATCGGCTAAGATAATTAAAGGAGCATTTGGATCTCCCAGATTGATTAACTGATTGAGAGCTTGCAATCTTTCACCTCTAAGTGTGTATAGGTTCTGTATGATCGCTTGGACGATTGCCGGCGGCTCACTTGGCTCTGTCATACTTCGCTCCATTCAAATCTATATTGGTGACGTCCCTTATACCGCTTTCGAAAAGTTTCACTCCTGCCCCAAGCGGCTTCTACCTGAGCTGTGCCAATTCGGTGTATACCAATCCAACCACGCCTGATGACGTTCCGAGTAATGCCTTTCGTAATAAACGTCATCAATTCCATTAAGACTCGTAATGCCAAGCTTATATCCAGGACAGTAGTACGTGAGATCGTAACCAAGGAATCCAAACTCGTCAAATAGGATAGGATCAAGTTGAATCTTAAGCTGTTGCAGATCATCCTGAGTCAACTCCAATTTGTCTATTACAGTTTTCTCTACAACTACATTTTTATCTATTGTGTATTTTAAGTTTCCATACACATCGTTGCTAATATTGCACTTGTAAGCTTTAATGCTTACGCCTTTGCCTAGATGATAAGCTATGTTTAACTCTATGAAGGCCATCACTCAACCTCATTTATCATTTTGACTATAATGTGAGCAGCTCGGACTAGTGCCTTTGCTTGATCATGCCACATCCAGCAACACGGAAGCCCTGGACAAGCGCATGCCATCGGGCCGTTTTCTTTATAAAAGGCTATCGTCTCCATTGCTTCGCCTAATGTCATGTGTGATACAGTTTTCCAAGCTCGTGCGTGCCTTACTTCCCAAGATACAAAATGGTCTTCTTTTACAATTGGTCTCCTCGACTTGGCTCTATCGGACATTCGTTGTTCCCAACTGTCCTCGACCATTATTCACCTTCTAATATTTCGCCCTCGACAATGTTTTCCATTTGATTTGGATCAGAAAGCACAGTACCATATACTCTTTCCCAGGGCTTCTGATTATTTACCTGAACATTAATCTGCGGAGGAGTAATGGCACCCCGAAGTTGTGCTTTAAGTTTTAACGCTTCCAGAACGAATTTGGCTGTCTTTAGATCACCCTCATGCGCAGCTTCCTGATACACCGTAATCAAGTCGTCAATCTGAGTTTCTACAGTGTCTCGGATCTCTTCGACGTTGATTGGTCTTAAATCTTTGTAAACTTCATTGAGCATATCTATGACTTCGAATCTGTCTTCGAAACCAAGATCGTCCGCTATTTGGTCAAACCCAATGCCGCGTCTGCGCATAGCGAGTACGGCTTTCTTCCTTTGAGTAAGGCTCGCTTCCTTTGGAGGCTCACCATCTCTAGAAAGTCTGACCAGATCGCTACGTGCCATTGCCGTCCTACTCTTCCACAACAAAGTTGAGATTCATATCCATCCGAAGCTTACTGAACCTCTCCATTACTTCCAGAGGATCGCCCTCTACGTACTCACTGTTAATATTCAGTCCATATTCGTCAAGTACTTCTTTTAAATCATCCATTGTGGAGAAGGCCGTCGCAAGGATAACTGTATCTCGTTTAGGTTCGTATCCTTCTTCGGGTTTCCAATCGCGCGTGAAGTCTCTGCGCTTTATATCTCTTGTGTCTAGGGTGTGGATCTTTGCTATAGCTTCAGCCCTAGCTATTTCTCTTGATCCCCAGTCTATTCCCTCTGCCGGATCTGAGCAAAGAACCCACAGCCCATGTTTCAACTTTACATTCAGTGTCGATATCTTGTGGTTGCGCATGTATTTTGTTACTTTATCTCGTTTTGTATCAGGAACGAATAATTCGTGTATGGTTGATACATCGTATGTGGCGTCGGCTACAGTCTGCGACATTTCAGCTAGCTTAAATTGAGAGCAATTGCTACAGCGCCAGGTTTTACATGTTAAACGCATTGCTGCGTGGCGTCCGGATTTCCATATAGAATAGACAAGATTCGGACAACCATAGCTTGGACCATCAGAGATGGATCTGGTTACTTTAGGTAAGTCCTTTAGAGAAGGACGTTTTGGCAATTCCTCTTGAATTGGTAATATCTGGCCTGGCTGCCAGTTGCTCTTGAGCATGACTAACCAACGAGCAGTAGATTTTGCTTTGCTCTGGTTATGGCCGTGTAAAGCCACCTACTGTATGAAACTGCACCTAGCCATTTGATGAATCCTTTTGACGGTTCGAAGACCACTACGGATTCAAACTCAGACCCTTGCGCAGTATGACAAGTCAATGCGTATCCGTAATCCCATTTATCTAAGTGATGGATGCCCCAGATCGGTTTGTTGTTATAAAATTGTTTAGAGGATACGATCCCTTCATAGGTCCTGTCATCATCCAGCAATGCGGTAACCATGTAGGATTCGTGATCTTTCTGATCTATTTCTAGGATTGTACCAAGAGTTCCCTTAGATATTCCAGATCTCCTTATAAACTCTCTTGCAACAATCCGTTCTCCAACGATTGGGACGACTGACTTAATGCCAAGGTTGCCCCGCCATATACGGTTAAGTTCGTTAACTCCCATGCGGCCCTTGTGGTGTGGGTTGGACTTATCCACGTGGGCAAAGTATGTGATGCCGATAAGTTCCCTATTGGAAAAATCAAAGTCAAGTTCATCGGCCAGCCTCAGCTTTCTTACTCCATTGCCAAAGTCACCGAACTCAATTGGGAATCCTTTACGTGCCTGATAAGCCAGCTTGAGGATTGGTGAATCTGCCGCTTGTCTCTGAATTTCCTCAAGAATGAAATCTGGTCGGCCCATCAGATTGAACTTGCCGAAAGCTTTTTCCAGATTGATATTTTCTTCGATCGCTTCCAGTTGCCCATGATCTCCAATGAATAGAAACTTCACCTGTGGACTACACGCAACGAGCAGATCGTCATATACCTCACGCCCAATCATCGAGCTTTCGTCACAAACGACTAGCTTGATTCTAGCATCACTTTCCATCTTGGCATTGAAGTCCAAAGTACAACCACACTGATTATATCCAGATACTCCATGACAAATATTCTTTGTAGTTTCGGTCAGTGGACACTCGTCGCAGTGTCGTTCTTGTTTGTGATAGTATACTTTATGTACCGTCCGTGCGTTGGCAATCATGCCCGCAGTATTTAGTCGTCTCTGAACTACCAAAGCCGCTTTATTCGTTGGAGCAACATACTGAACGTAGTTGACGTCAAGTTCGAGACGCTCATGAATCCATGGAATAAGTGAACTTTTACCAGTACCAGCCAGTCCACCCAGCTTGAAAACTCTTTGAGAATTTGGTGATCGGAACCAATCTTGGACCCTTTGTAGTGCCTTCTCTTGGTCTTGTGTAGGGTACACACAGCACCTAACCTTTTCTTTTAGGGGGATACTTCCTACGGAACGCTTGGCTAGGAGTCATCCCCACCGACAAATATAAGGCTATTTCGTATTCTATTTCGTTTTTCGAAGTAGATGTCATATTAATTTTTAAGTCACAGCTATCAACTTCGCTAATCGTGTCTACATCTACATTGGCAAGTACAAACGCTAACAAGTTATTCCACTCATTACCTAAGTCCCTACTCCGTGGAGCATTGACAAAGATGTCTGAGATTATTTCCATTGCGTCGACGATTCCGGCGTGTCCATCACAAGCCGCAAGTACAAGCAATCCTATGATAGAAAGTCCAGTATCATGCAAACCTGTACCGTAGCAATCTACTAGCCTTTTCGCACACATCTCTGTGAGTATTTTCATATATGTGCATGGTTCTCCAGTATTGAATATATCTAGATCGTCATTTGAAATTCCAGAAGTTTCATAATACATTGGATCAACCGTCTTCTTGAGTACGGATGCCCACTCTTCCGGTATATCAGTCAGATCATTCACAGTGGGAATTTGATAATCAGGAACCAAGGGTCCGTTTAATCCCATATACCATTGATATCTGGAGTTTGATTCCTTATTCCGTGATGGTAAGGCCATCACATACCGATGCGTGTGCTGCACTATGGTAATTCCAGAGATGTTACTTTGCCAGCGTTCCGAAGCCAGCTCATCCGGAATCCTATATAGAAGCTTACCACCCTGTCCGCCACGTGAGTCCGAATTCCACGTTGTAGGCAGCTTACCAAGTTCAGCTTCCAACTTTGCTAGTCTGTCCAGATCACCTTTGTAAGTATCTACGTCTAATGCCAGTACATTTTTTGGAAGTCTAAGGGCTACGTTGAATGGTCCATGTGTTTTGCTCCATTTTTCAATCTGTTGCCTTGATGCCATCGGATGTCTTCCACTTGCACCTTTTACTACTAGCAATTTTCCTAGTGCGGGTAGTGGAGAGAATCCAGCATCAAAGTATGGTATAGCTGATATCCCATATGGGTTCATGATTTTCCATAAGGTAGGCCCGACAGCCCCAAATAGGAACTGCCGGGCTAGAAGCTACTAGATGTAGTTATGGGAGAGGAAGTCCGGCGACGGCCGCGCGTGTGTCCTGAGAAGCAGGCTTCTTGTACTTGATCTGGAATTCATCGTATTCACGAATCTCACCAGTTTTCTTACGCTTTGAACCAGCAGGTAATTTCGTGCCCTGAATGTTGACAACCTGTCCAAGCCAAGGATCTGGGTCCGGGTTACCATTTTCCACAGAAGGAATGTTTATATCTTTGCCATCAATGAACTCTGGGTGCAAGGCCTCACACAGTTGCTTGAGAGAGTAAAGCGCGCCTTCAAAAAGCATTACCGTAGTTGGAATGGTCTGCCCAGCAAGCGGTCCGTCTTCGATCACCAAAGCCAATTTCCAGAACGGCTTACCGAAATTGTCGCCTTGCTTCGTCACTTCGTTAATAGTAATGTCAGTGATACGAACGTTGTATTTTCCCGTTGGAGGATATTCAAAATCCTTGGAGTCTGCTTCTTGATCAGACATGTTCAGTTTGAATGTCACTTTGTCTTCTCCCAATCCTTTGGCTTAATCTCTTCTGTCTTTTTAACTTCCGTTGCTGGCGTCGTTGCACGTTCTAGATTCGCTTCCACTTTGCCGTCACCGTTGATGTAATCAAATATTATTTTCATCGTTGGGTTGGCAATTTGTAGTGGTAACTGTCCAGATCTGTCCTTGGCAACTGTTCCTGGTATGTTTCCTGTCAGTAAGATTCTCGTGTTCACCTTCTCAATATCTTGAACGTAAAGATAGGCTACAATGTCGAGAAAACCTGACACTTCATCAGCAACTTTACCGGACAAAGATGGTTTCTTCCTTGACAGTTGCGTTCGCTTGTCAATGTCTACACGTTCTAGTGCAGTAAGTATTACATTGACGCCTTCTAAGTCACGGAACAATCGTACGTATTTACGTACCTGCTCAACGTTGATATTCCATTCTTTGATTTCTGGCACTGCCTGGTCATCGTCACCGTGACGTTGAAGCATAGTATGGTCCATGCCCATTTTCTGCATCTCTGTCAGGCTATCGAGTATCACAGTTTTGTATCCGTGTTTTCCCTGTTTCAGATTCTCGTAAACTTTCTTTAGCTGATCCCACGATGTGATTCGTACCGCTTCAATGTCCGGATAAAGCGACCTCAGAGTGAGATCTCCGCCTTCAATATTCAAAAGTAGAATTGGACAAAGCTCTGGTACGTCAAACGCAGTTCCTGCTAGTCGAGTTTTGCCTACACCTGAGAGTCCATAAACTAGGAAGTTGAATTTTAGTGTGGATTCAGATACTTTTCTGACCGGTAGCGCGCCAATTGAAGTTATCGCCACAGCTTGTATACCCTTTGTCCTAGGTTAACAGCAGTGTATACGACTATAACACCACGCCCGACCGATGTCTACTGGCCAGAGATATTGATGGGAATAGATGGACCTTGGGCAAGCGCAGAATAGTTGCGCAGTTGTTTGAAAGCCAATAGGCCCTGTAGAACTGCATTGATGCGCTCGACCTCGCCTCTGTAGAACGAATAGGAACTAAAATATCCTATCAGTTCGTTATCTTTCTCCTTGCGTGCCCTAATGCGCTCAGCTATATCGCTACGGGTTAGTTTAAGATCAACAGCATTTATTGTTTCGGTTCTTTCTATATCTGCTGATAGACTTCTGTATTTATAGGATGCCTCTTCAGCTCTCCTGTTTGAACTCATTAGATCTTCATATAGCGAATCGATAATTTGCTTATTTGTTTTAGTCATAATCAGCCCTTAATATACATAGTATCTAATAGAACTTGGTAATCTTCTCCCCTCAACCTTCCCTCGCACGGTTGCCTGAACAGACATGAGTTGCAGCTAAACCGAGAGGGTTGAGCATACACACTGGGATTGTCTAGCATGTCGTGCGCCTCTTTAATGAGATCTTCCCAGAAATTGTCCATTTGTGTATCGGTCTTGAAAATAGTATGCCGTTGGTAAAACTTCGGTGCCATCGGCCCTGAGAGATGTTCAAGATATTTGTCGTAAAGCCCATTGTTGTAAGCATACAAGTCCTCATTCATTACTGTGTTCAAGTAAGTAGTGTATTCCACAGGAGCGACCTTGTTGGTGCTGAAGTTGCACCCCTTATAGGGCCTCTTAAGCCTCTCTGGTGGCTCTGGGACAGCCTTACGCTGCTCGTGATAGATAAAGCCGTCTACCTGCCTGCCAAGCTTGTAAAGAGCAACTGGATATCCACCCACCTGGTCATCCAATTGCAAAAATGCAGCTTCATCTTCGCCATCCAAAATGCGGATCGTAGTCTTCCAGTCAAAAACCAAAATACGATCTTCTTCATCTTTGAAAATGGCGTCGATGCGGCCACCGAAAGTAACTGGCAAACCTTTCCAAATACTAGCTTTGTAATATGTATCATTAAGAGATATCTCACGATCCATCACACTAAGACCGTCCTGCCAGCCGTCCCTAGTTTTGATGCCGATCTCAGATTGTCTCCAAAGCTTCCAACATGCATCACACCTGCACTCGAACCCCATATAAACTTCGAATGGGATCTCTACTGCGAGCGGGGTCAAACCCTTATCCAGTTCGGGACTCACACGCAAGCAATAGTATTCCAACATCTTAACGCCAAGATTTCGACGTTCTACATAGTCTAGCAAAGTCTCGTCATCTGGTGTGCCGTTGAGTCTTTCGTATCTGTCCAGTTGATCAGCCACAGTCTTGATGAAAACTTCAACAGTAACCAAGTATTGTTCGTGTCGATCTTTACTCCACATGTCCGGATCATACCAAGTCTCCATGGCAATATGCCAGGCGATACCGAATTCCAAAGGCTTAGGCGTTACCAACGGTTGGTAGTGCTGGCGATAGGTTTTGTCCCAGCGCCAGCGACAACCACGAAACGCCTTGCGTTCAGACGTATGCACGGAATGGAACAATCCAGCTTTGATAAGTTCTTGTACTTCCATCAAACCCACCTGTTAGCTAGACGCTGGGCAAAAAACCTGAACCATCGATGTCCCACAAACACCCGTCCATACATTTCGTGTACACGATAGACATCGTAACCATTTCCAATATCGTAAATGCGAATTTTCCAGCCTGGACGTGTATCTGCCAAAATGTCATACACTATTTCGGCTGGTTTGCCAGTTTTTTCATTCGTTGGTCCTAATTCAATCATTATATCTCCACAATATTGCTGTCATAAATTGCTGTTTGGCATCTGTGAACTCTAATTTCAGCTAAAGCTTTAGCTCCTTCCGGTAATGTTGGATCTGGCCACAGCCAGGCAGAATCATCAGTATTCACTGGTGGACCAGTAATAGTTCCAAGTCTAACATTTCCACCTTCGACACGTGCAACAACAATATCTATTCTGTCGGCAGCTACTTCAGAAGGTGCTACAGTAACTAATTTTTCACCCCAGAAGATGGTGTCGACTAACACTGCCATCGATTCAGGTTTGGTTGGCTTTACTATTCTCATTCGTCAGGCCTTCCATAGTTTCCCTCGTAGCTTGGATAAAGGTGGATATAATCATTCCAGTTGTAGAATTTCTCCGAAACCTTCTCGTGCCAGACTATCCACTCGCCAGTTTTCAATTGATAAAGGCTGGCTAGTCTATGAGCAGTGACGTAATGTCGATCCCCATCGTTTTTTGATGTCACCGTTCCTGGATGGATCGCAAATCTGGCTCCCATTTTTCACCTATGATTCTCATACAGTTGTGACACTTCGGCAGAGCCTCATTGATTTCGTACTCTTCTTGTTTACCAGTCCCAAGCCAAAAGTTAGATCACAATCCGCATACTGAGTGTGCGTCATGAGATCTTTCAAGCGCATGCTTGACTGTGGGCTTCTTCATTTGTAAGTATCGCCATTCCATAATTTTCCTTAGTTAGTGGGAAGGCCCCGTGAGCCTAGTCGGTCAGTCGGACGCGGACAGGAGAACAACGGCCCCAAAACCCATCGGCATCTCAGCCATCACAGCTTTGGGGTAACTAATCCCACAACTGACAGAGCCTCCCCTGATAAAGACAGGGACTCCTTGAGCCTAGTCGGGTATTTGGAGCGAAGACTGTTACCTCGGTTCGATACTTCGCATCTAGGCTCTATGCCTCGGATGGTGAATCCACAAATACCAGAGTCCCTGTCGGCTTATTATTTACCTTTGTAAATGCAGTCCTTGCACTTATGATTGCGTCCTATTTTTATCCACCCACGTTCAGTAGCGCTATTCTCAGCCGCTTTAGTATCGTGGAAGCTATCCACACCGAAGTTTTTTAGTGATCTTGTGCAAGTATCACACCTAATCGAATATCTCGCGTAAATGCTCATCTTTAAACCCTAGGTGGCCAAGTCCAGCATCCGCCAGGAATTTCTCCATTAGCATCTGGCTCAGCGTAAGGAACATTGTTTTCTGGGAACATCATCTGCGTACCAATGGTAACAACTTGCAGATGGACGTGCATAGGTGAAGTAAGCGGTTGTGCTTCTCCACTCTCCACACTTGCCGCTATGAGTTCTTTTTGTGTACATGCAACCAATGCCATGCGCGTAGCTTTAAGTCCAAGCTTTCCACGATAGTGGACAATGCGTCCTAGCGTTGGCACCATCGGCTTCTCGTAAGTCATTAACTATTCTCCTGTCCGACTGCTCCACCCAATAATACCTAGTCCGCAGTAATACCATTGGCTGCGAATGCCATTACCACGTATTCGTAATCTTGAAACTTATCAAGAGACTCATCTTCTGTATCCCAATCTCCCTGCTGCATTTCATAAATTAGTATCGTTAGTAGTGCAATAGCATCTGCTGGATACATGCCATCAGTTTTTTCCACTTGCCTGATGACTTCTTCGCATACAGGATCGAAGATCTCGTTGCCTGAATTCCATCCCATCAGCGGAACCTCAATTCTACGTTCATACCATTAACTACTAGTGAGTGAATCTTATTGTTGTAAAGTATTCCTGATTCTAGTCTTATTATCATTTCCCATTCTACTCCGTGGAGATCTGCGTATTCCTTTTGTGAATACCCATCCATCATCCTTATCCTTGTTGTAAACAGTCCCAAAATTTTGTATATTAATTTATACATATTTCAGCTCCAGTATTTTGTTTGTATCACGTCGGAATGCTGGGCCATACCGCCATTGTCTAAATCCTATGAGATCCCGTTCGTACTGTTCAGCATTGTTATTGTCTTTGTAAGTCTGATCGATCTCAGCCTTGTCAATGTTTGGGTGACGATGCTCAATGATTACTTCAGGAACATGGGCAATTCTACCGGTTGCCTCTCCCAATTCCATGATGGCGGTGTCTACGTACATGTGTTGACATTTGGGTAGCATCATCCAACCCAATGCCTTAACGATTTCTGAGGATACCATCCAGGAAGTACACAGTCCTGAGCCATTCATTAGATCATCGCCGTATGCGAAGCCAGGACCGTCCATTTTCTTTATTGAGTCTCTTAACTTTTTATGCCAATCATAGGTCTGCACTACATGGTCATCGCCCATAGAAATCAGATATTCAGGAGGGAATTCTTTTTGCAATACGAGTCCAGCAAGTTTATTTGTCCACTCAGAAAGACTTACCCTTAGACCTGTATGATATTCATCCCATGTAGCTTTTTGTATATAGTCGTGCTTTTTGGGATCGTCGTCGTCTAAGCCTAATATTACTTCCACTGATCCTTCAGATATATTTAACGCAGAAAGTGCCATTTCGGAAAACCGTTCAGGTCTTCCACGAGACGGCGTTAGCACTGCAAAGTTCATCGATGTCCATTTCTATATTAGTGATGGAGACAGGGATCAGCTCATTACAATGCATCCAGCCAGCCAATGCACTAACCCCTATTCTTACCTAGCTGTCAGGCCACCAGTTTGTGTCCATTTCGATGGTACAGAGTGACGATCGCGGCGGGACCGCGACCGAAACTCTGCATCATCAGATCAAACAAAATTGTGGTACGAATCATAGACTGACATTTATTGCATGGTGACTCAAAAGGTGGCAACGACGCTGTCGTCATCTCCAATTAACTGCCACACTCTTGTCGTTGTTGGTTCATCATCTTGAACAAGATCTTCTCTAATGGTACCCTTTTGATCTTCGATCCATTTCTTGTCAAAGACGATTGCTTCTTCTATCGTCTTAACACCATTATCGTCGTAGAAACTATCCGCCTCGAAGTCAGGTTTATATTCGTAAACGTTCGTTTCTACTACTCGGATCTTCATTCTATCCTCCGTGTGATGGGCTGATTTCTATTGCATCATCCCTGGAGCACTGCCGGATTGTGTTCAGCTTTTGGAGTGCTGTTGTCACTAGAGCAATGTCAGCGCCGTTTTTTGTTGGTTTATCTCTGCCTAGCTCCACTCCAAGAGCAATCATTGCCTCTTCGATTTTGTCAAGCTCAGCACCGCTGAGCCTAGCAATCGTCATCTTTACTTCCTTAACTATTCTCATTTCCATTCGTTTACAGTTGGGTTACCGTCGACAGCAATGTGTGGAAGGTATACATCAGTATGGACAGTTGCGCCCTTTTTAATTGACTCAAGAGTTGGCCCTTCAGTAGACCCTTGGACAGTGTCATCCTTCACAGACGATTCCGTAGAGTCCGTCGCAGATGGGGCAGGGCTTTCTTTTTGGGCTTTCTCCTGCTCCAATTGACTCTTCGCTTCCCGAAGAATGAGTGCCGCCATCAACAATGCAAGATTCTCTATATCCTTCTTAACAAAGCTGTTGTAAAGCATAAGCACTGCCTTAGAATCGGGCCTTCCTATGTTAGTGTAGACCTTTACATAGCCTATGACTTCGTCCAGTATTGAATAGAGGTTGTCCATCTCATTGTCATACACCTTTTTGAGACTTGCAACGAGTTCATCACGAAGTTCGTTGCTGATATCTGAATCGAACATGTTTTATTTCTCCAATTCGTGGATATTATCTACCATTTTTGATAGTCCCATTAGTACTCTGAGTAGATATTCTGCGAGTACTTTGTCTTTTACTCCAAGTAGGGAGTCGATGCCATTAGCATTTAATACAGCAGCTAGGTCACGTCGTAACTTAGTAAGTTGAGCTACTCTTTTGGGCTCTGTCTTTGGTAGCTTATTACCTTCAGGTGCTACAGCACCAGAATTCCTTTCAAGTCCGGCAGGCATTAGTGTTGTCTTCCGTGCTTGTACGCTCTTTTGGCATTGTAGGCCATCTTTTCTTTGATGGCTTTCTCAATATCAATTCCCCAGTAAGCGCAGGCGTCTAGACCTCTGATGAATATGTCTGCCATTTCTGATGGTATTCCTACAGGCTTGTCTTCGAAGGCTCCTTCGGCTCGGCGATCGTATGCGAACTCGTTGAGTCCAAAGCCGTCACGGTATGCTTCCACCGCCTCTACAATTTCAGTATTAATTAGCATCCATATTTCATAAGGATTACGATCCTTTTCGTAGAAGCCCTTATCTACACTATTTTGGTGAATTTCCTGTGCTAGTTCATTCAACACGTAGTGTCTCCACATCAAAATCAGAGTTGCCCATAATTACTAGGAATGCTGTGATAATAACTGCCATTGCTTCCGGAGCTAGAGTTGATACGGATCTGGTGTATAGCTCGACGATTCCCTTATCAATGCCTTGCTCAAGGAATATTTCCCTTGCACCTGGAATTGCGTCCTTCACGAACGTAGAGAGGGCTGCCATAACATGAAGTTGCACGTATTGGTCAAACTCTGGCGATCCCATTGTTTCTGCACTAAGTTCGCGAGATGGCGAGCCTGATCCATGCGTTGGGCAACGTATACAAATACAGTCCATTACAATTCTCCTAACATCCGTTTAATTACGTTCCAGTTCATTTCAATTCCTAGATTTCGCTCTGTATCTATGGTACTCTCAGATATTACATCAATTACGTGTACCGCATTCTTCTGTCCAAGTCTATCTGCACGGTCAATCGCCTGATCATTTAGAGACTGTGCCCATTCACGATTAGTGATGACAACTGTTGATGACGCTGTTAGCGTGATACTCATGCCTCCGGCCTTGATACTTCCACAGAACACCTTAAGCTTACCAGCTTGAAATTCTTCTACAATCTTATCACGGTCGGCCTTAGAGGTAGCACCTATGTAAAGACCGTGTGGTATGCCAGCCTTTTCTAGTCTCTTTGCTAATAGTTGCATCATCTGTGAGAACTGTGAGAATACTATTATCTGCTCATCCGTGGAGTTGATAATTTCCATCACATCATCGAGCTTGTTGCTAGGCTCAGAAAGACGGACCCTGGTACGTGGTTCCATTGTATAGTAGTACCAACTGTCATCGTCTGCTTGGAAAACCTCAATACCTTGTTCTCTAAGCTCTGGCCTATCACGTTCCTTGACGTACACCTTAACTTTTACCTCGAAATGTTCAATCTCTGCGTAGGCAGAGGCGAACTGTTGCAACCTGGTAAGTTGCGCCAGCACCACGGATGCATTAATTGGTTGATCTTCGTGCTCTCCAACCCATGCAAGCATTTCTTTCTTCATTTGTTTGTATGCTTTAGTCTGCAATGGATGCATCTTAGCTTGGTGAACGCTAAAGTATTTGTCGGGTAGATCCTTAAGGACTGCCCTTTTCATTATTCTACTATAGAACCCAGCGATCTGAGCTTGTAACTCTTCTTCATTGTTAACTCCAATGACGGTCCTATAGCCATCATACTCAACCCATTTGATATACCTCTTGAAATAGCTCCAATAGCTTTTCCAGTATTTTGGGTACAGCCAATTGAGGATAGACCATAGGTCATCAGGCTTGTTGAATACCGGAGTGCCGGACAGACCAGTCTTATAGAACGCTGGAATCAGCTTGACTGCCTTACTCTGTGCAGATTTACGATCCTGCAATGCATGCACTTCGTCGCATACGACGTGAAACCAAGGGAAGCGAGCGACATCCTTCTCAAGCCTGATCGCAGGGTAGTGCATGATGAACACGTCATAACCAAGTCCAAGAGGATCCTTAAAGGAGCGCTCCATGACTTCCATAAATGGCTTGCGGTTCTTATTGTCAATCGCTACCACTCTAAGGCGTGGTGCCCAAGCAGCATAGTGCTTGACCCAAACATCAATAGCGCCTAGAGGACAAATAATTAAAGTCTTGGCAGGTTTATCAAATCGAGATCGCCTGACACCGTCTAGAGCTATAGCTGTGACCGTTTTTCCTAAGCCCATGTCGTGTGCAATAAGTACGCCGCGTTGTTCTTTTAGTTTCTCTACCGTTTCTCTTTGAAATGCAAATAGTTCCATGTGTCACCTCCTAAAGCTCGCAATCCACGCTGGCGAAACATACTCACCACGGAGGCGTCTGTTGATTCTGTTCGTTATTTCTTCTATCTGAATTCTTTTATTACGTTCATCAGATGTTTCGTAGGAGCGCACCATACATATTTGTTTTACATCGTCTATCGACATGTTATATTCTGCTGCTATTTTTTCAATCGCGCGCTGAGGCATGTACAGATGTGGTATTGTTGGCCCGTTCAATTTGATCCTGCTCCCAACAATGCTGACATGCCATTCCAGTCTTACGAGTCACCCTGTTAGTGGCAAGTTTTCCATGTACCTGTAATACTGTATCATTACAGAATACGCACGGCCGTCTTACTTCTCCCATGGGAGGATTGGCTCTATGCATTTTTCGCTCGTTGCTGTCGAACGTTATCATCAACTGATGCTCTAGCTCTGTTGATTCGTTCTCGCGTGGGCATTCCTTCTACCATTGGGTAGTTCTTTTCTCTATTCAATGTCGCTTCTGGAATAGTTCCATCAGGTCTGATCTGTACAATCCAAGTACGATCAACCTTTAGGCAACGTTGATTTACGCATTTGAAAAGATGTAAGGTGCCCTGCCAACGTTCTGGGGCTGGTCTAGTTCCATTGGCCAATCCAGGTTCGTTACAAGCAGGGCACCTTCTTGCTTCTTCTAAAGTAGAGTCGGACATCTTATTCTCCACCAAGGTTATTTTCAATTTGTTCTAGGAATTCTTCTGTCCACAAACATTCTGGACAGTCAACAGCTACTTCGTCGCTCACCCAGTTATGGTTGGACATATCCTTTCCACATAAGGATTCATCAGGATCATCTATCCACACCCAATGACAGAAGTTACTTTTTAACTCCTGTCTATCTTCCTCAGATTTCATTAACGTCAAAACCATGCTTCTGCCACTTCTCATAGAGAGTTTGTCTAGACATACCTACCAGTCTAGACAGTGTAGCTGTTGACAATATGGGTCGGCATCTCCAAAGAAAAGCGAACATTCTTCCTTCATACTCATCTAATTCTTCGCGATGTCCTTCTTTCAGTTTTTTCTTACCTTCGACCCAAGTCTCAATGGTCGTCTTTAGGCGTTGGTCATTCTCATCGATGTCCGTGAAAAGCTCATCGTCAGCGACCGTTTTCATGTGATTCCACTATCTTCTTAATGTCAGGGCGAGAGAATCGGTGGTGACCCCCTGGAGTCACGAAAGTTTTCACCTCATCCAACTTACCCTCTGTCTGCCAACGCTTCACGGTCTTTGGATCGACGCGGAAGAATTCAGAAACTTCCCTGGTGGTCATCCAGTCCTCTGGATTGTATTCATCCTTAAGACTGGGTCTTGTTGGTAGTAAAATCTCTTTCCTTAGTGCTACCTCTTCAGGTTGTAGATCAGCAGGAAAAAGATCATCTGTATCTATTTGACCCATTACTTTTCCTTTCTCACTTGAATGAGAGTGATGATGGTTATTCGCGTCTCAAGCCTACAGGTAAACGGACTAAACCTTACAAGCGAGCCGAAGAACAGAAAAGCTCACCGGAACATTCCTGCATTGTATTAGGAGTACAATTGTTCCCACCATCAACTCGTCCTTATATTCGGAATCGAACCGAAGTCATTGAGCTTCACACCAGTGATATAAGGAAGGTGCAGCAACCTGTCCGGCCGCTGCACCCAACAATACCTCGCCCCTGACAGACGTGTCAACGGTCGCTTGATCACAGATCTACAACCTTGACGATCACGACTTCACCTTCGGTGTCCTCGAGAATCATCGCACCACTTTTGGTATTTGCCAATAACTCAAACATTTTCCTGTTGGTTCTGGGAAGTGCCACGATTTCTTGTTTCTTGTTAGGAACGTAACGCCACGAATGTCCACGTTCCTCAACTTCGATAGGATATCCAGTTTTGATAAGTTCACTGATGGCATTGAGAAGGCCGCTCACTGTACATGCTCTTCCCAAGTCACGTTCAATGTACTCCATGAAGTCCTTTCTCCATAGAGTCACACCAGGATTGCGTTCGAAGAATTCTCTAATCCTTGGCCTAACAGATGCGTGTCCCATCTTCATTCCATTCTATTATTTCGTATTCCCAATCGGAGGCGAAGTCGTTACTTGGAGGAATGTATACTGGTTTTGGTTTCTTAGGTTCTGGACTAAATATTTTTACTATTATAATAATTAAGCCCACAAATAGCCACACTGGAATCATCAGTCCGCAGGTGATCAATGTGGATATGACAACTACAGCTGTGGCAGCGGCATTGTTATTCTGCTCTACTGCGACCATAGCATATCCTTAAATTAATTTTCGTTCACTACTTCTTCGTCTGCACCAATCTCCTCAATGCCTTCGCCATCAGATTCCTCCCAGTCGGCATCAGCATCAACAGACCAGGAGTCACTTCCCCATCCAGTACAAATGGCACAAATCTCGGGTGCATTATCAAGTGCCTTTTCATACGCTTGGTCTTCATTGTCTGCTTCGACGTTCACATAAGCAGTAATAGTCTTTACCATTGGTACTTTGAACTTTGGCATCCGTTTTTCTCCTTAGTTTGAGGAAGGCATGACTCGGGCGTATGCGAGCCGGATATGGCTTCCTTGCCATGCCTTCCTAAAATAGGCAGCCCCACGAGTACAGCATGCAGACTGGAAACTCGTTGCCTATTCGTCGGGACCTGAGGATTCGAACCTCGCGCATACCGGTCGGGAACCGCTTAGATTATCCTGCTTGTACTTCGCACTTATCTATCATTCACAGACCCGATGATCCCGTGGTTATTTTCGTGAAACAGAGTGATCAGTGGCCGCTCATGCACCCAGTCCACGTTGCAGAATCTCTCTGCTCTCTGCATTCTACTCTCTGTTTCACTTATCGGTCCACTATATGACCGAAGCTAATTACTCCTCGGTTGGAGCCGTATCGTCGTCCACAACCTGAGACTCCGGCATTTCGCTCGGAACCACAGTCTCAGTTGGAACTTCCTCGTTCTCAACTGGAGAATTGTCCTGCATTGTGTACTCCTTCTTATTACTCGAACGGCACTCACCGTTCGAAGACTAACTTTCTTTCTCCCATACGCATTCGCCGGTGAATTCTACTCCTACATCTGATGCCTTTATGGTGACTCTACCCCTGGCACCTTGAATGAGCAATCCTTGAGCAATGACGCTACTCTTTTCATTCAGAAAATTCTTTAGTCTTCCCCAATAGCAACCAGGAGTGTTATTAGGAACAATTGTCGTATATGTTCCAGGTTCAATCTCCAAGCCAACTTTCCATACACCATCGCTAAGACGCTTTGGATCGTGTGTTGGTTGAACAGCAATTACTATAGGAAAATCAGATTGCGTAGGTTGTGCATCAGAATTAGTTTTAGTACCACACGCCACCAACACAAAGAAGGCAGCAAACACAGATAACGTTGCTATTGCTTTAGTCATAATTCCCTCTTATTTTATTATCAATCCATACGTGCGCAAGACGGGAATCGAACCCATCTCTGTCTGCTAGCTTAGCCAGATTCTATGCTTCGACGTCGAAGATCTAGCAAGTTTGCTGGCAGCCTATGACACTAGTGACAGTGGTAGGAATTTCACCTACGAACCAACATGCGCAAGTGTGGGAGTTTCGGCTAGCTGACCAAAGTAAACCAGAACTCCCACTTCCCAGGCGACCCTTCTCAAGATGCCAGGAGCTATTTAGAAATGAAGTGTTCAAGGAAATCAAGTTCCTGACATGCCATCCCTGACGACTCCATGCCGTCCGTAATTCTCTTACGTCTCTATTCTTCATTTCGTTCGTCGCGATAAGACTTCAACAAAACGCGACTAGTGGGAACCAAGGTCTTGAGCCTTGTGGCAGCCGAAGTGTAGGCCGAAGCAACACTCTACTGACATTCCCCAAGTCTATTCTTCATTCCAATGTCTTACGAGTTTTACAGTCCAAGGCCAGGAAATGAACGGCAATCCGTCAATGGCATCCAATATATCTGCACGCTCATCGGCAGTGGCACCACGTAGTAGTAAGACAATACCTAATAGCTGAACTATTACATCGCCAATTAGAAATCCTATAATCATTGCCAACCTGTCCATTTTCACCACCTTAAGTGGCAGTTGTTTTGTCGTCATCGACAACTGCCAAACGATGAACTGGACCTCGTTAGGAGCGAGGCTCACGACATATTAAAGATTTCCCTTACTGAATTCCGTTATCAGCTTTGGCAAGTTACTGTCCGCACCGACCACATCCAACATGCCAACGTCATTGGGATCTGCAATAGTGAAATCGTTAGCTGCTACGCCAACGACAATCAACTTCGCATTGATCCCCGTTGCTTGACGGTACTTCTGCAAAGCCATGTGCGGGTGCACAGAACCTCGATAAGTTTCATTGTCAGTCATGACAATGAACGTGTCGTACTCGTACTTGTTTTGCATTGCCCAAGTCATTGGCAAAGCACAATCCGTAGTTCCAAAGTTCATATCTTGAACTCGCTTGGTTACCTCTGACAAGGACATGTTCGCTGAAATACCCAAATCACGAAACTCGCTTGCGAATCCCATAATCCGATGGTACGGCTCGACCTTGGCAATGGTAGTGGCCATCGCGCCTGTTACTTGAGCAGCCGTTAGGTCCAGACCAAGTGCCATTGCCGAACTCATTGAACCACTGACGTCCAAGGCTAGCAAGGTGCGCTTGTTGGATGGCACAGCGTTGACAAAAGCCAAATGGAATCCAGCATTCAATGCATCAACGATGATTGAAGAAGTAGTCCAATCCCTATTGCGTCCACCGTGACCATAATAACCATACCCTCCACCGTCACCACGCCGTTGAACCTGTCCTTCTACGTGAACCGTAACAGCATTCAAGTAGTTGATAGGATGCAGCTTGGTTTTGAGGATCATCTCAGTGTCGGTGAGCTTGGCAGCGTAGTCGTGTGCGAACACAAGATCTTCGAACGCTCCAAGCCGAGCCAAGCGAGTGATGTTTCGCACCAACGCCTGACCATTGAGCTGCCCATTGTAGAAAAGCTTCTTCCATACCTCGGCGTTCTTGAGAAATTGAGTTGGAAGGGCTTCCCAAGGAAGGTTTGTGTAAACCTCAAGTGTGTTCAAAAGTTCCTTGACGTTACCTACCTTTTGAGCGATCTCGAATGCTTGAACGATCTGTGGAACATCAAAAGCCTGCCCATCGTTTTTACCTAGAATCCAATTACCTAGGGCAGGGTCAATACCCTTTGGACGCGACTGACGCATTGAATCGCGATGCGTCCATCCCTCGCGCTGCCGGTATTTCACAGCCTGGTAAGCAAGCTGCTCAGTCGTCTTCCCCTCATACCACGCAGCGATGGCGCGGTTTCGGGAGGTTCCCAAACCCGTACCAGGAGCTAGTGCCTTCAAGAACTTCTCGAACGTGAACAGATGTGTAGAAGTACGCACAATCTGATCCACCATGCCACGAGCAAACGACTTAACTTCATCGCTACCATGTGTCATGACAAAAGCCAAAACGAAGATAGCAGCATTGTTCTTGTAAGAACGACCGAAAGTTGAGACGTTCGCAGCCAGGGCTACAACCTCTTTGCCATCTTCCTGCGTAAGGTTGCGTAGGTTGTCGAGATTTTCCTTAGTCAGGTCCTTTTCACCGATGTAGTAAGTACCACCTTCGGAACCAAGAATAAGGAATCGCTCAAGTCGCTTCCACTTATCAACTTCGAAAGAGAAACCACCAGCAGAGTTTGCTATCTGCAACGGGTTTTCCTTCTCAGTCTGAGGAATGTCACGAGTTACATGACGAGTAAGATAGTCTGACATTTTGCTCCTTTAGTCTCCGTAGGAAACATGGTTGGGACAACACTCAATTGGCGTCAAGTGTTGCCCCATTCTCCGCCCGCTCAAAGGGGAGTCTTTGTGTATCGTCTAGGTAGCAAGATTCGAACTTGCGGCTTCTGCGTCCCAAACGCAGTGCTCTAACCAAGCTGAGCTATACCTAGATGCTGACAGGAATAGGCGTTCCTGTCAGCCTTACAATCCCCAGGCTACTCATATGATGAGAGGGGAAATTAACATCTACAAACAGGATCGAATGGTTCTTGTGTATTACCAGACCAAACGTTACCGTCCCGAGTACCCATCCAATTGGCGCGCATACCATATTCCCAAGAGCCGAACACGTTGTTCAGAATCTTAGTGTTGAATACGTTGTAAGGTTTTCCATTACCAGGGTTCAGATAAAAGAATCCGATTCCATATCCGGCGTCGGTCGAAATGTGACTGTTCTGAATTGTCACATTGTTGATATTAGAGTTTGCTGCGTAGAAAGATATGCCGTTTGAACAGGCGTATTTGTCACTCTCACAACGTAGTCTTGAGTGATCAATGAAAACATTGGATCCACCGTGAGTACTAGCTGCTGTCTGGTGTGCTTCGGGTTGACGTCTGAAATCATGTGAATATGAATCTATTATCCTAACGTTATTCCCGAGTGCAAAACCTCTATACGTTTTGTGAATGTGACACCTAATACAAGTATAATTTTCAGTTCCAATCGCAGCTAGCTGATCTGTCCCTGTTGCGCCGAGAATTTCCACATCAGTCAACTGCAATCCACGCATTTGGTTGTTTCCGTTTACGCTGTTGACAACTCCGCCGTTCACTAGCGAACGTGTGATTTTGATGTTATCCGCAGCAATGGTAATACTACCATCGAAACGACAGGAGTCATATGTAGCGTTTGCAACATTCAATTGCCTTGGACACGATGTCAATGTTACGCCAGTATGCCTGTAACCTGTACAATTCTCATCAGGAAATGCTGGTAGCGGAGGGCACTCCGCTGTTGGCAGGGTTGGGCTTGGTGTTGGTGACACACTAGGACTTACAGAAGGACTTACAGAAGGGCTTGCAGAAGGACTACTTGTGGGAGGACTACTTGTGGGAGATGCAGATGGACTTTCACTTGGTGGTGAACTTGGCGCAAAAGCCTCTTCACAATTACGCAAAAATGCCAAAACCTCTGGGGTCATTGGCTTTTGTGTTTCGCCGAGACGACTAGTGCAAGCCCTATACATCACGGCTTGGTCGTCTATCGTCTCGACAGAATTACCTACCGACGTTGTACTTGTTGAAAAGCCAATTACGATTGTGGCCAATCCTGCTACGAGGGCTGTCCAATGCCTACGGTCGAGTCTCATGATATGCCTCTCTAATGGCGATCAAACTCTGCTGCCGTAAGCTTTTATTGTACCGTATTTAGCGCGACAGAGGAATCCTCCACAACTTCCACCATATCCTTAGGCTGTCGCACCCTTGGAGTTGAGCACCCGATATTGCCGTAACTACCTCACGGGCTGTAGCCACCAATCACGTATGCAAGTTAGACTGTCGAAGAGTCACCTTACAATTTGTGAGGTTACGCAGGCTGGAGCTTAATCCTTTACAGGACGTAGTTCTAGAATATATGCATCTTTGAAGAGGACCCAGATTATTGGTCCATCTTCATCTGTTCCATCTGCGGATGCGTTCACATTTGTGCCGTCAACGTCCATTTGAGCAGTAATCTTTGTAGCTTTAATCTTTTTCTTCTTCACAACACCGTCAACGCCGTAAAGAATTGTTACTTCTTGCATCATTGACCCCTTTTAGTGTGTCGAACATGGAAACTTCATCGGATATTTTATTCGTCAAGAGGGAATGATAACCAATGAATATCAGTCCAACAACCCATCCCAAAAGGGTGATATTTTAGATTGCAAACATGTTGAAGAAATCGGGACACTCCTTTATAGGGAATGGTTGCGGGCTCTTAGTTCCGCAGCTTTCTGGCAAGATAACCGATTTCAATTCAGTCTACAATTGTTAAGTTGGAGCCAGGCGAGTCAGGTGACGGTTACCTGACCGTTCCTCGCCCGACACTTTGTTATTGCGAACATGTGAGTGTAAATCGGATCTGCTAGTAGGAATAAGGCACTTACCTCTAGACAATATGACGTTGACGGTCGATCACCAATTCACATCAGTCCACAATATTAAATTTAATGGGAGGTGAGTTTCTAACTAGTATTCCACTCACCTTACAGGTCCAGCCGCTTTCCGTTGTAGTGTAGTACGGTAGCTTTCGCTAGCCTGAATTGATTGTCTCGCAACCCAGCTAAACCACACTACTAGACGCCGGGACTTATTGAGACAACCACCCAAAGAGCGGCCACTGGGACTCGAACCCAGATTAACAGAGTGGAAGTCTGTTGTGCTGCCATTGCACCATAGCCACTTGGTATCAAACATGTGATAGTCGATCGGAACTTAGCCGACTTACCTCGGCTTTCAATTTGCAGTTGATAACCAATCAACATTCAGTCTGATACTTTTTCACTTTCCCTATCGACCCCCGACAGGCTTTTGCTTGCGAACATGTGAGTCAGTATTGGAATATACAATGCCGATAACCAATACTATTCAGTCCACAATCTTGCTTAGCATGGGTGAGACGGCAAGTATGACATCAGTTTCTACTCACTCATTTCGGATAGTTGGCACGCACCACGGAGCTATTCGAAACCATATAGTCACACTTGAAAGAGACCGTCTCACCCAAATTAAAGTACCGAACATGGGATGTAATCGGAGAGCCTTTCGGCATACAAATGCTCTGCCAACTAAGCTACCAGCCGGAATTCAGCTGAGCAGGACTCGAACCTGCGACCCTTTGTTCCAGATAACCAATTACTATCAGTCCAGTACTACGTCTATTTACCAGACAACAATCCAGCCCTCGCCCATTTCTTCACCTCCTGTGAGTGTCAAACATGTTTGTTGTGTTCGTCTACGCCCTAACCAATTAGGCGATATCTCCCAAGGAGATAGGTGGAGTTGAACCATCAAGATAAACGAACTCATTCAGTTTAACACTTTTCTCGCGGCGGGCTCAGCAGCAAGCTTTAGATGTGATGGCTTTGTTTCATGCACCCTCTTACGCGAGTTTCGTTCTAGGATCTCCCTAGATACCATACGCCATCACGTTTTGGGTTCCAAACGTGTGATTTAGAATCGGAAAAGTTCTCTTCCAATAAGATAACCGATTCTTATTCAGTCTAGAACGTTGACCAGTCCGCAGTGACACGGCATTTCTTTCGTGGCGGGAATGGGATTTGCACCCACATCTTCCAGGTTATGAGCCTAGTGCTCTGCTGTTAAGCTACCCCGCGTTGTGGATAACCAATACCTCTACATCGATACCGTACTGGTTATCCCATCGTACCATGCTACTCCCAAGACTAGCATGGGACGACATTTATTGTCTGCCTAACCCCTACAGACATACCTGCCCTGTGGTGACCACTTGTGCTTAGGATCCGGGGGGATGGAGGCATTAGCACTAGCAGGATTCCTACCTATTAGATATGATCTAGGCTTCCCTCTTTGGCCAGACGAACTAGCTCTGTCCATTCGGATCGATCTAGAACGAGTTCGTCACCAAGTTTATCGCTTGCTGCACGAACGCTAACGATTCCATCCGTAGTGTGAACCTCGATGGGTCCAACTTGCTCCCAGCCATCCTCAATCATGTTTGTCACCCATCAGTTTGGCTATGTCTTCGTCCGTTATTTCTGTGCATCTGCACGGTGTCATGTTAGCTGCAAAAATCCCAGCCATTGCAGTGCGTTGTCCAAACTCGAACAGCTTGGTTCCGTACTCGATTATATCTCTTGGCGTTGTCATGCACGGTGTGTCCCAGTCAGAAACATCGAATGACTCATCATCATCGACCATCGAAGATTCGAAAATTTTAGAGGCTGCCAACACTACCGCTGGTGGCGCGTGAAGATGCACGTTTGCGCCATTCTCATGTTCGTATATGTGAATCATCCAAGCATTATGTAGCCTTTGGAATTCCTCACTTACGTCAACGACTTTATCTCTATCGTTCATTGTCCGTTTCTCACCTTCTGGAGTCCAGCCCGTGGCCGGTACCTGGGTGCGAAGCCAACCCTACACACCCGATGACAGCAGTGTCAAGTGATTAGCTGTCAAGTCTATCCTGGCCAAGATCAGCCTTGTTTCCGCTGGTCACGCCCGCATCCCAGCCCTGTTGTGAGCTGAGCTGGATGGCGTTTGCTTTTTTCAAATTTGGAAAAGCTTCCTTGGACAGATCTTCAATGACGTCTTTCCTATCCCTGAGGACAATATCTGTGCCAGGGATTGCGCTTACCGAATTGTATATTTTTTCCAAACGATTTGTAACCGTGACACCAAAGCCGACCATGAAAGCGTTCCTATATGCTTTTGCATTCTCAGATTGTGGAATCTTTAAGGAGTACAAGTCCATGTGTAGCTGGGCGGTCAAGCTTGAATATAGAATCTTGATTCTCTCTATGTCTTCTGAGAACCCTAACAAATTGATTACAACTGAGCCTGCATAACCACTACCTACAGCCTTGCCACCAAGAAAGTGCGCAATTGAGCCAAGAAGTTGTGCTTTCCTCATTGCGTACGGATTGCCAATAGACATCTTGACAATGATAGGCTTCTCAATGCTACCGTCTTTCTTCCTCAAGGTAGCTTCTTCTACGCCGTATTTGGTCATAAGGTATATGGCTTTATCTTGTAGGGCATCACGTTCTTCAGGTGTGGTGCCCTTAGCCATGGATTTGGCAAATAATCCTTCTATTTTATTTCGCCAATCAGCCATTCTTACTCTTTTTCTGAGCAATGAATTCTGCAAGCTTGGCCATGTCTTGAGCGATAAGTACTATCTCATTGTGAATCCACTCAAGAGTTGTTTTAACTCTGATCTTGGGCTTCTTTATTGAGTTTATTGCCATCCTCATCCTCTCTCCATACCCATGTCTTACCATTCCAAGTATATCTACCAGGATAAGGACCATAAATTTTAGTCCTTCTGGATTCTATATAGTGATTGACAATACCATCCCAAGAATATGATGCTTCAAGGATAATGTTATCTTTTGGGCCACCCTTGGCTCTTCCTCTTAACATAGGTGACGACTTTACATCTTGTGTAGATAGTTGACTAGAATAAATTCCTCCCAAGGATCTATCCACCTTGTACGTCATATTTCCTCCTTTTAAACTTTAGCAGACGCATACCCCCGTTGGATATGCGTCTGATGAAGCCTAAACAGTTGGCCTTATTCGGTTGTTCAACCTGTTCACTATGCCGTTAAGATCATGAACGGCATTACGCACGCTCTCAGTCAATTCAACCATGTGATTATCTGACTGGAAGATATGCCAATCAGTGCGTGAACACTTCTCGGCAATGGGTCTAGCATGTCCCTTAGGACACATTGGATAGCCATCGCCACTTGACTCCACATAGCAGATGTGCTTCTGACATGTAATTGCGAAAACGTCCATGTCATGTTTGCCATTTGATAGGAGTCTCACGAACTTTCTGCACCATGCCCTGAGTGTACGTGTGCTTCCACATACCTTCCTTGACACAGTCATTGATGAACCAGTGGCTAGCTTCTGAAAGCCAAAGCTTCCAATAGTGGTTCACACCGTCGCCGTATCCATCAACGGTCAAGGCAAAGCTCGAACCGTCAGGTACGTCTGTACGATCCTTGTTCATCAGCGCCAACGTTGCCTCTATGGCTTGCTCTTGTGTAACAAAAGCAACGTAGGAAAACACCTGTGGTAGCACGCTACTATAGGTCATTTAGTCCTTCTTTCCTTTTGTCTTCTTCTGGCCATGACATCGGACGAAAGAAAATGTAAATGTAACCAATCAAGCTTACAATCACACTGACTATCAACACTACATATCCGACGACGCTGTTGAGTCCCAAGAGGAAGGATACTACACCAGCTATTACTATAATGCTCCAGTAGCCAATGTTGTATAGGTTCCTACTGGATCGGATCTTGTTTATCAGTCTCAATTTTCTCTCCTACTGTGACTGGACCGAGCGCGTTGGTCTGTCCATCGCCTTCACGATCCATACTTACAGAAGCTTGGGCTTCCTTAAGCATTTGATGTCTTACGAAAGTATTTTCTATTCTTTCGTTGCGGATATCGTCAAGAATCTGACGCTTCTCCTGCTGGACCTTGTTCAGATCGATATCGAAGTACTGCGCAAGCAAGTCGTTGATTGACTTGCAAACTGGTATTAGCTGTTGTGGATTAGGATCTAATACGGATGGTTCATCTAGCTGAGCAATCACATATCCTTGCTCACCAATCCACTCCATAAATTCACCGATGATATGTGAAGCTTGTTTGGCACTAGCCATCTTTTCCAGTTCTGGATACATCATTCCTCCTAAGTAGATCGAACCATACACAGTGTGAACTGTGTATGATTCCAACTACTCAGTTACCTCACTGCGCCGATGGTATTAGCACAGATACCAGAGATACTGAAGTTGGCAGGTACAGGATTCATCTTGGCAACAACCTCAGTCCACATCGCTGTACACTGATAGAACGCCACAACAGGATCACTAGAAAGCGACCTGGAGATACGCTCGTTCGCCAATGCAAGTTGCTCCGCAGTCAGAAGTTTCTGCGTGGCAACCTTAGTTTCCGCGCGGGCAGCCTGAAGCTCTGCCAACTTGGAATCGGTACCAGTATCGTAATCGATGAAGCCAATGGTGATCTTAACTCCTTCGAGCAGACCACCAAGTCTTGCGTTCAATTTATTGGTTGCCTCTGCGCCGTAGAAAGAGTAAACATCTTCCTTCTGCTTATCTTCGGCCAGAGGGTCGAACGTACCTAGTGCTTCTTGCAAAGCACCTTTAGCTTCTTGGAAAACTAAAAGATTGCGAATGCGATCCTCAGTCTTCCAGCTTCTGAACAGCTCGATCACCTTAGATGAAGGCTGAGTATAGCTAACAACACCTTCGACATCAGCAGTAGCCTGGCCAGCAAGACGGGAGGCAATTCGTGGTTGCTCATTCTCACCTGGTTTGTCCTTAAACACGATGAACTGTCTTGCGCTGGAGAATGGCGTTCCTGTGCTCCATGGAGCAACAAGATGTGGACCGTTGCCAATGACTCCAGTCGGTTTTCCGAATGAAGTTCTTACTTCCTGAGAGTTGGCGTCTACCGCAGTAAACGAGAATGCCAACCACAAAACAGGCATGAGAATGAGAACCGTCACCAATCCTTGGACTGGATATGTCTCATTCTCATTCCTTTGCGCGACAGCGAATCCTAGAATGATGACCACTATCGAAAGGACGATCAAAAAGATCAGCCAAAGCACTATTTTCTCTATTCTATATGGACGTTCCGAATTGAACGCTCCGATTGGAGTTCCCATACAGAAACTCCGCTCACAACTTTCAATCCTTATAACTTTGGATTTTCGTACATTTATGACTCCGGAGAATATTGGCATTCTTATGCCATTACGTACCGTCCGTCGTTCAGACGAATTATTGTGATGTACGGATCTTCTCTATCATCTCCGACAATAGTACCCATCAAAATGTTGCGAAGATCATAGTTGAATACAACTTCACATCGTTTACCAAAATTCATACCTTGTTCTGGAAATTCATCGTGGCTTACATTCTTCTGTACACCCATTATTGTTTCTACCTCACAAGATGATATTCTCGTCTTTTGGCCAATAAGGTTGCCCTACAGTCTGAATATTCACACCAGCCGCGCGCCGTGCAGCTTCGTCGCCTTGCCATTTCCTTAGATTACGTGGTCCAGTAGGAAACAAGGTAGAGATATCTACGAATCGTGCTTCGTGATTTGTCACCATATCGGCAAGCCATTGATGGCTTTGATAAGATGTGGCTCTGCCACATAGTTCTTTGTTCGTAGTTTTATGAAGCTTAAGCCTCTTGTTTCGTCTTGACCCTGCGTTCTTGCGGTTGCCCGTCCGAATCATACTGTTCTCCGATCAGTGTGTACTTGCCTTGATAAACTCCGATCCTGCCCTCCATTATCATACAATAAAGAAGATTGTGAACATCATCAGGCCCTTGCACGTAACCTCGTGCACATACACTACACATAATCACCACCGACCATAGTAATTACACCTTCTGGATACAATGCACAGTCTTGAGGACAACAGAAATGAAAATCAGTCTTTGCCTTGAAAGGGTCACTACCTCTTTGTCTTAACAGAACACTACAAATGGATGTCCAATGACCTTGCACACCTGATGCCTTATTGCAGCGTCCGCATCTGTAAATCTCGGATCCGTCATCCATCATAATCACTTGGACTATCTCCACGCATTATCCAGGTTACCGCCTGCCCAGGACCTAGAACGTCAATCTTCACCATGTCTCCAGATGCGGCTTTTAAATCCTCATTTGTTCCAACCAGCTTAGCCCTGAAAATTTTTGGGTCTTCCACTGTGGGGTGGAAAACGACTGGTTCATAAGAGCCATCATACCTAATTACTCTGCCATATCTTGGCCTTGTCTCTTCTGGTACTTTACCGAAGAAGCTATTAAGTATTTTACTGAATATGTTCATCAATTATCCTTTCTTCTTCACTAGATAATGGCTACCTAATTGGCGAGTGAGATGCAGCCTCTGTGCAAACATTCTAGGCCTGGGACCAAGAATCTCTCTGTATTCTTTCAATACAAAGAAAATTGCGTCTTCTGCTGACTCCTCGAATATGATTGCAGAAATGAATAGTCCACTCTGGTTGTCATCCTGTACCAGGTAGAAATCCATCATGTCTCGTCGGGCCGCATTAACTTCTGCGATCAGTCTGTTAGCTCCATCATCCTGGTAGATTAACCCTTCAAAATCAGGATCATTATTGACCACAAATTGTCCGTGTCCGCCTGGACAGGAATCCCCATAGTAATGAGTTCTGAAATCAGTACCGTTATCCTCAGGGTTGAACCGATCCATCGACTTCCTCTTTCTGTAGAGTTGATAGCAGATTGGAATAGGTACGTAATACCGGGTTAAGAGAGTTTCCATCAATGATCATCTCGACCTTGGTTTCTGTTTTACCATCATGTCTATAGTAATGCGAAACAAATGATGACATAAGCTCTGACCAGGCATTGAGTGTGGAGTGGTCATCGATATTACCATCACACAGTACGGCTAGCTTACGTTCACTGACTAGTTTCATTTTATACTCCCCTATTAATAGACCAACACCACCCATGAATTTATTCATGAATGATGTTTATGTATCACCTAGGGAATTCCTCGATTTTCGCGATCTAATCCTGTGGCTCACAGATTTCAACCACTGCGCCACCCGTAACGAAAGATCCGCGAAATAAGATCTTTTCCCAGTCCGGCCAGCGGCCGAATTCTCTACGGAATTCATGGCCAGCCCTCTCAAATGCTACTCCCAAAGTGGCATCGGCTACCCCACCATTACTAATAGTGAGGCCAGCTTTCATCCTACCCTCAGCGTACAGTCCACCCTTGGGAAATTCTGTCCTACTACCCTTATTTAGTGTTGGCATTGTATCTCCATGACTAAAGGGCACTAGCCATCAGGCTGTGCCCTATTATCAGCGTATTTTTGACCTCGCCCGTCACATCTACGTGTCCGTTTTATTATTTGGTTTGGCCGTGCATTCTTGTTCGTGCTGGTCTGCTTTGATGATAACAAAGCTCTCACTATTGGGTCCTCCGTGAATACCAGTTTCGCACCACTCACACAGGAAATAATATCTATCTCCTCTTTCGTCATAAACAACGTCACCATAGATAACGCCATCTATGTGTTTAACCATCATACTTCCTCTATCCTAGTGATGTGGAATTCATTACCCCAATTGTCTATAACATCTTGCTTAGAATTCACTGTGGAAAGAAAAGTGTGATGCTGACCAGTCACATCAGTACACTCGAAATTAAACGGTACTGGACACTTACCTGTTACTTTATTGTGTGGGTCATGATTAAGATCACTCGGCAGTTTCACTGTCACTAGATACATTTTCTCTTTCCAATCTTTGAATTTCCACCTCAATAACTTCACGTACTGTTTCTATGTCTATTCCAAGTTCATCACTTATTTCCTTGTACATGCTACCGCGCAACCTGAGTTCAAAAATTTTATTCACTTTCAACCATCGCCTTTTTGCATTTGGGACAGGTAACTTCTGTGCTACCTGTAAGCGTCCATTTCGGAATGGAGACGGCACGACAATAGGACTCATAACCTATATTCTTGGTTCGAAGAACCATTAGATGAGTTTTGTTATCGTTGCTTGAATACATGAACTTAATACCGTACACTTCTTCACTTACTTTGAACATCTCTATACCTAACTATATCTAGATACGTTTCTGAAAGTTGGGCAGGATTCTGACATTGGTGGGAATGAACGGTGTGCCGTCATCCCCGGGTGTCAGGTCTATTCGCACACAAACTGAGCCTGACTACCCTTGTGGGATTTTGTAAGATTCGCGATCTCTATTTTATCCCCACAGAAAACGAGAAAAGCTTCCTAGGAAGCTAATCCCGTCCTTTTCTCTTCAAATGCGTCGCGGTTCTTATAGGGTCTAGAATATTCCCCAATCCCCCAACAGCTCTAGCTCGTCGGCCAGCATCATTTGGTGTTAGGTCCTTTATCCGTGGCTAGCCCGGAATCAAGGTGCAGTCCCACACCAGTTTATCTAGAATCAACCATTAAGCAGCAACCCCCTTCATTCCCATTAGGCAAATACCACATGTGGAATATAAGGAGTCATGAATTCCCTATCGCATTCGGCCACGGTCATGACTCCGTAACTTAGTCGATATTATAGGGGTTGCTGAGCTTTTGGAGTTATTGCGATCTAACCAATAAATCCTAGAAAGGTAAGGGGCCGAAGCCCCTTGCCAATCTATGACTTACTCGCCATCCGAGTCTTTGTCATCCTTGATTGCTCTTTTACCCTCTTCTGACTCCGCCCACGCCTCGAATGCGGCCTTGGCGTCATCCCAGGTAGCCCCAACAGCTTCCAAGAGCTCACCGTAGCGCTTGACCCGCGCGTCCCAGTAGGCCTGACGATCCAGGGCCTTGCCAGCACGAAGGATACGGGTCGCCCGTCGCTCCGGAGTCATCGCACTTCCGCCGGTACCCGTCCCGCGCTCCGGCCGGTTCTCCCAAGCGGCCAAACCCTCGGCCAGTGGGATTACCACTCCGAGCTTTGTGCCCTCGGAATCCACAGCGTCAAGCGAAGGCAAAGACCAACGCTTGTTGCGGGTAGCTGCATAAACAGCCTGGGTATCGACCATGTCGTCAACTCCGAAGTCTCGGCCTTCCGCCGCAGCCTTCGCAATGTTGGCCTTAGACAGTTCATACGCGAACGTACGAACATCGACGTAACCATCGGGAAGTTCGTCAAGCGAAGAAACTTGCACAGTTTCGCGAGTCTCTTCTACGGTTGCTTCGGCACCATTGTCGCTAACCTCGGTCGACTCCTCGACCGGACTCTCGTCCGTGTTGGAAGCGTCAATAAGGTCATCGAGCAGTCCGTTTGCCATTTCTCACTCCTTTGTAGTTGTACCTTGTCCGTTTACTCTAACATGGGTTCGGCTAAACGCCAAACTTATACGGCACATAAATTCAAGATCTTTCCGAACTTATGTACCATATATGCTCTACGTCACTTCTTGCTTTCTATCTTGGCATAGACTATCTCGCCATAGATCCACGCGGGCACCAAGAATGGGATACCCAAACCGAATGACATGACGATTCCCACTATCATAGCCAACCGGAATCCATTAATGCCACCCATTACTTAGCCGCAGGCTTCTTGCCAATCACCGACGGCTTTGGTGTTTCTGGCCTGACCTCTGGCATCACTGCCGTTTGCTCCCCAACCGCCTTGAGAACCTCTTTAGCCTCGCCTTCAATGGTCGGCTGCAATTCCAAGAGCGTCCGTTTTGCCGATCCCTTGTCAGGGTTGGCCGCTTCGTTCATTCTGTCACGAAATTCGCCTGCCCAATCAGAAACCTGATTGTCACCGTATCTACGTGCATGAGCAATCATTTGCGAAAGCATCATGATATCGTAGAAGTTGAATTCCATAGGAATTTTGAATTCATTCATTTCTGTACCTCACTCATCAGTTTATCCATAGTGAGATTCATTTCTTCATCCTCAGATATGAGCTTGTGTGCCCTGCGGTGAAATTCCGCTAGCTCGCTCGTTTCCATTCCTATAATAGCCGCATCGACCCCGTTACTGAGGTAAATCAGCGTTACTCCACCCAAGCTAGGCATGATCAGGATATCATTTACCCCGCCTAGCTTGTGATCATCCAAAGCCGATCTCACCAAACTTCGGCCGATGCCCCAAAACACAGTCAGTTCACGGGATTCCTTTAAAATCTTTGGCAATGACAGTTTGTACACCAATGGGTGCTCAGTGTCATAAGTCCACAATCCGGTAAACTTTTGATCCTCTGTGTCATGGAACATTTTCATTCTTTTATCGATTATCATTGATTTCTCATTTCCTTGAACATCAATGTATTTAGATCCGTTATTCTCCATGCTCAGCCCCGAATGCTTGAGGCTCAACAGGATTGCGTCCTAAATCGGATTCGGACCGACCCCCGACTACAGCCGCGCTAAGTAAAGCTGCGACTCATGCCGTACGCATGCCAGCAAGACGTCAGCCGATCAATGTTAATCGGCACGATTGATTATTGCATATTTCCTAGCTTGTTGTAGAAATCGAAATTCTGAGTCGCTGTACCGACCGAGTTCTGATGATGCGTGGTGCTCTTACTGTAGCGTACATCAGGAATCTCCCACTTGCCACCGAACAAAGCCCAAGCAATCGGAGTATTGTATGAGAAAATGATGTAACGGACATATCCTCGCTTGCATTGCTCAGTGAGAATATCTCTGTATATCATGGGAAGCCTTCCCATATCGGGCGGAAACTTGCTATCATACTTTATCCCGATTATGCTTTTTGTACTATTTTTGAATGGTACTTGCGCGTCTACTCCGTTTTGTATCGCGCGCAGTGTATTTAGTCCTAATGCCATTTTATCTCCCTATAAAGGTTTTAGCATGGATACACTTGCGTATACCCATGATGAAGCCTTTACTCAGCCAATACCTTCCGGCTCATAGTCATCATCATCATCATCATTACCAAAAACCTCGGCCCAGTCGATTTGCTCACCGCGCGCCAGATACTCAAGCGCCGCTACCGCTTGTTCATTGTTGGTATTCCAGAAAAGCTGTAACGAATCTGACTCGTTAATGGCCAGATATTCCCTTGCCTTAAAATCGACGTGGTTTTGTCCTTCCGAAAAATCAACCTTGCCCTCGTGGAAAAATTGCGCCCAACCGCCAACGCAGCGATTGGTACCGCAACCTTCGCCTTCCTCCCAAAAACCTTGATTGTGGCTTTGAGGCTTACTGGTGATCTGGTCGAGCACCATTTGAGCAGTCTCCCTGCCGATTGCAGGAATCTGCCAGGTGATAATTGATTCTGTCATTTCTAATCTCCTCTATTTGATTAATAGATTACACTATCTACAGTATTCCTACTGTAAACAATGTGAACTATTAACCGCGCGTCAGCATCTTGATCAGTCGCCTATACCAAGGATCTTTTTGTGGACTCAGTTGCTTACGCCACTCCTCAGTTAGATTATTCCACTTCTTATTTTCCCTTTTCCAGTTGCTCATATCGCCATAGTCCAACGTTACAGCGAACCCGTGCGAATACCTATCAGTGTACCAGAAACTGTTGTTTTGAATGGCATTAAGTCCATCGTAGAAATTACCAAAAACCTGACCGAGAACGCAATATTCAGTGTCTTTGAGATCAAGATCATTGAGATCGATCTTGGACTTCCACTCTTCATTTC